AAGTGACTCATGGGACCTGTTGCACTTGTCAATATTGTGGGCATGATTATGATGATTGTAGGTGTGAGGATATAGGTCAAAGATTTATAGAAGCACTTAATAAACGTAAGATATAAATATGACAAACTAAATAATAATGAGCAAGTTAGATATATAACCAAGTTAAGAATTAAATATATGAAAAAAGTAAAACAATTAATTGAGCTAGTAGCAGGTAGGTCGACACTACAAGCTGACTTGAAATCTAGGAAGGTGGAGTTTGAAAACTCTATTGCACTAGATAAGGCTAAGTTAGAAGATCTAATGGAGACCGAAGAGTCCCTTAGAGCTGACATCTTAGAAGATATGGGGCGATTGCACTTATCTAATATAGAGCTGGAAGATTATTCAGTCATATTAAATGAGAAAATGACGCCTCAAGTTGTAGATGCTAACAAAGTGTTGGCTGACGTAAGAAAGAACATCCAAGAGTTTACTGCTAGTGGTGTGAACATTGAAGACCTTATAAGTCAATCAATGGAGCAAGGCGTAGTGGTTACTAATAAAAAAGTTGTTCTTGAAATAAATGATATTTATTCTTCCCTTACAGGCTCTGGTCTGGACGGTATGGATATTAAAAAAACTAAATATATTACACTTAAAAGTAAATAAATGACTGAAGAAAACGCAATTGAAAAAACAAATGAAGAGGTGTTACAAATGGCTAAACAACTATCTGGAGAGTTCTCTGGAATAAAAGTGCCGTTCATTCCTATTCTAAAAATAAACAACACAAAAGAAAAGAAAATAGTGGACATAGAAGGAGTAAAAAAGGAAGTCGAGTTGGCTGCCAAGAAAGGTTTTAATGTTACTACTAAAGGAGAGAATGGATATGATACTGTATTCTTTGGGGAGACACTTAAGGGTGGCTTTCTAAAACAAAGATACTCTGTGAAATCTAAATACAAATCAGAGCCAGGGTTCTACTCTCGTGAGTTCGATGACTTCAATGAGAAAATTAATTTAATCAACCCACAAGATAAGAACGACATCGTGGCATCTGGAACTTACAAGGATTTGAAGGAAATGTTTCAAACAGGAGAGACTAACTCAATGGGTAAACCAAAGTCTAATCTTATTCTGTCTATGATTATCTATATTGAAGTAGAAGAGAAAATCTACAGGCTAGAGTTATCGACCAGTTCAAAAAATAACTGGTTCGACTATAAGAATTCATTTGGAGACAATGAAACAATCGCAGGCTTTGAAACCATCATTGGTTTAAAAGAGGACACTAACGGAAGTATCACTTACTGGTATTCAGAGGCTACTAGAGGTGAGACATTGGACTTAGCTGTCCAACTCAAGAAGCAAATGGAGTTGGCTAAGTTTATCACTGATATTAAAGGGGCGTATTCTAAAAAACCTAATTTGGATTTTCCCGATACAGACTTTAGTGTCGAGCCTAAAACAATCGGAGAGGCTGCACAGGGGGTAATTGATGGCGATGACGACATCAAAATTGAGAACATCCCCTTTTAACTATATGATAGGCAAACTATTCCAGATACAACGTGGAGAAGGCAATGAAGTCACCCTTATGTTCAAAATTAGGGGTGGCGACACTGCCAAAGCCACGATACCCGATACTGAAACGACAAGAAATCAGACGTGGAAATATGTAGCCCAAGCTAAGATAGGTCAAGAATTTAGTGGCTTACTTATTAAGGGAGATAAGGTGTTAGGGGCATCAGATATTACCTTTATACCAGGGCATATGACTAAACAGACCAACACAGTCCAAGGAGAGATTACTCGGGTGGACGAGATTAAAAAAAGCATCACTCAAAAGAATGGTGCAAAGGTATTCCAAAGGATATACTTTAAATTAGCTGATGATAAGTGGGCAAAGACAGATGTCTGCAACGGCTTTAGAAATTATGAAAGATGGAAAGAGCCTATTAAACGTGGAGCTGGCACAATCGTTACTGGACTCACACTACTCGACGATCATACAGTCGATGCAGATAGCGATGTCACCTTATTACAGCCCTAAAAATATGACAGAGAAAAAAGATGTTAAAGCTTTAGACTCCATGAACAAAGTGTTTGAGGAGAAAAAAGCGAAGAAAGATGTTGAGATAGCTGATGCTAGAAGATTGGGTAAAACCGAAATGGTTACAGCTATAGCAGATAAAAAAGTGGAGGTTATTGTTGAAGAGGCTAGAGAAGAACTCTCAAAGCTAACTCCACCGAAGTCACAAAAACCTGTAGAAAAAGAGACTATTCAAGTGGATTTGTATGCAGTATTATCTGCCCCAATCCCTAAAGAATTTCTAGTCACTTACACAGAGAACGGTAAAGAATTTACTGGCTACCACGCTCAATATGCTATAGACCTATTGAATAAGACTGTAGGCTATACTGGTTGGAATACGAGAGAGACCATCTTAAAAGATGAGATATTCGGTAAAGCTTTCGCAGTTGGTATGACAATGACTATTGAGATAATCGGAGTAGGAACTAAAACTCATGTGACAGGTTATGGTGGTGCTTATGCAAAAGATATTGCTAATGCCTACAAAGGGGCGAAGACATCAGCCTTCAAAAATGCGTGTCGTTATCTAGGTATAGGTAAAGAACTTTATATAAAAGGATTTGAAGATGACATAAGAGATGTTGAGAAAGAAGAAACTGGTCAAGAAGAGGTTGTCGCCACTGACTCAGATGAAGAGACTAATCAATTAATGAAAATGATTGATGCCTCTACCACTCACGAAGGACTAGGTAAAATTCTTACTAGAATAAATGCTATACCAGGAGCGAATACTAAAAAACTATTAATTAAAAAGTATAACGATAAGAAGTTATCAGTCTAAAACATATGAGAAAAAAAGTAGAAGAAAAAGTAGAGGATACAAAAGAAGAGACTATTGCAAATAAAATAAGCAACATGATAGAGGATATGCCGAAAGAGTTGCGTGAAGGTTTAGAGAAGGAGTTTGATATGGATAAGATTATAGAGCTAGCTAGATTTAAACACATGCTAGACCAAGATCCTCAAATAACGAAAGAAATCGGACGTTTAATATCAGAAATAGATGGTTGCTTTAATCATGATTTCTCAAATGTCCAGGCATTTCTAGCTAAGTTAATGATTGAAGGAATAATTACAGTTAACTTTGATAGAGAAGATGCATAAGGTAGAGTATTACTCTGCATCAAGCCTAGGAACTTACGATACATGTCCCTATAGGTGGTGGTTAAACTATGTAAAAAAGCTTAAGCAACTAGACAATCCTGCTTTCATTATCGGGACTGCTTATCATAAGTCGCTTGAACTATTCTATGGGGGCATGAGTAAGGAACAGGTCTTAGAAGAACTTAAACAACAATTCATTGGGAGCAAAGAAGGTATAGACCAGTTGGGTATTGTTAGACAATGCTTTAATAAGCACCAAGAATATCCAATTGACTTACCTGTTGTGAGCCTTGAATATAAGTTTGATTTCGTTGATCCTGTTACAGGACTAAGGTTTCTAGGTTACATAGATAGACTAGCCGAGAACGCAGTTATCGAATACAAAACATCAGCCTTCGATTATAAAGATAAAGATATAAATGAAATCCAGGTAGTCTTATATGCTCTAGCCTTTCTGTTTAGAGTAGGAAGACTCCCAGATGTAGTTTACTTGAGTGTCATGAATAAGAAGAAGGCTAAGAAGGATAACTATGTTCCACAAATGATACCTGTGAAAGTCGGGCAAGAACATATAGATAGGTTCTATCTAAAGGCTACGTCGATAGCTGACAAGATCGAGCAAGAGAAGTTCGATGCAACCCCAGGTGTGCATTGTTACTACTGCCCCTTTGGAAAGAAGGGAACTAATAATTGTAAATTTTCAAGATGATATTAAGAAAACTAGACCAACGATATACAGCAGCCGCAGAGATACTGAGCTCAGTCACAGACAAGGAGCGTTATGCTTTGATTTCTAGACTCTTGAAAAAGAATACTCTTAAAGAGGTAGGTGACAGAATGGGTGTAAGCCCACAAATGGTTAGACTGTTTGAACAACAAGCACTAATAAAAATAACGAAGGCTTTTGACGCCCATGCAGTCAAGCCTCCGAGAAGAAAAATATGAACCCATCACTAGAACCATTCTTTAAAGCAAAGAAGATATTCGAAAAGGATAGGAGTGAAGAAGAAGGGAGCAAGGTAATGGAAAAGATAATCACTATCGTCAATTATGTTGGAAGTAATTTTAGCAATATAGACGGTGGAGAATTAGCCGAAATACAGGTTAAATTAGCAGGTTATAAGTTTTATCTAGCAGACTACCTAAAAGAGCTTAATCGACGCTCAGAGGCAGCTAAGATAGAAATAAAGAACCATAGAGGAAGACGTTGGGGGGCAGTGACTGAAGACATCAAAATATTAGATGGGAAAGTAAAGAATAAAGAACAGATAGAAAATGTAATTAATCTAGAGACGGCTGAAATGGCGAATGAACAGATACTGTTTGAAACCATGTATTATCAATATAGATTAAAACTGTCAGCTCTGGACGATATTATTACTGCTGTAGTTCAGCAGATAGCTCAGAAGAAAAGGGAGTTTGATTTATCTCAAAAAAACTAAATGACAACACTAGGACAAAGATACGATAAATACAATGAACTCGTAGATAGACTTAACGGCATTGATATAACCAACTCCGAGGAATTAATCGCTGTTGGCAGGATACAAAAACTATTCACCTTTTCTAGAGGTCGATTAACAACTATATGTAAGGCGTTGGATATAGAAGTTTACAGAAGAGGGGCACACAGAGCGAGATATTATAAGAAGTCAGATGTCTTAAGAATAATTAATTATATAACCAACGCCATATAACATATGTCAATAGAGCTACGACCCGTTGAGAGAGACCAATCATATCAGATTGTTATCACCAACACATCAACTAAAGAAGTAATTTTCTCCGAAGAAAGTGATGCCTTTACTATAGCCTCTGGTTATGTGTTAGGACAAACTAAAGACGGAGAGCAAGAAGTAGACACCAAGGTGTTTGGGATGGGCAATCCCGAGGCACAACAAGAATTAATCAAAGATTTGGTTAACTCTTTCAAAGAAGCGTATCTAAAAATGAAACGCTATGCCAATACAAAATCAGTTGAAGAAATCTATTCCGAAGGTAAGAAAGACTTACCCTCTAAAAAATAAGTTCAGCCAAGAAACAAGAGACCTCTTTGATGAGGGTGGTTGGGCTAGAGATTGGGAAGATGGCACTAATACAGCTACAGACATACACCATATACTAGGTAGGTGTTCCAGTAGCCCTTACAACGCTTGTCCGTTGTCTCCTAGAAATCATTCTCCAGAGGGGAGAAAGCGTTTACCTGCGATACATTCGCAGGAGGTTCAGAAAAAGTATTTAATAAAAACGAAGCGTTATCTAGATGAATTAGGTTACAAGCCTACAGAGGTAGACCTAGAGTTCCTAGAAACCAATAAGATGTATTATGATCAAGTTAAAAGTAAGAACATTCGATTACCAATTATCTCTCAAGACGAATAACACTGAGTCAGCTTTTACTATAATTAAAGCTATTAGAGATAGAGAAAATGGAGTTAACGATGTTACAGAACACGTATTAAGCCAGACAGTAGAAAATATAGCTGATAAGATTGAGGCTTCCACCGAAGTCGCTAAACCTAAAAAGCTTATACTGTCATACGGTGCAAGACAATCACAAGATAAGATTGAAGAAATCAAAGACAGAAGAGTGAGTATTACAAAACTGGGGAATGTTAGAAAACCATATCCCAAGGTGAGAAAATACTCTAGGGTAGGTAAAAATGGAGGAAGAGTTAAAGGAACGGGTAAATCATGGACAGCAGTTGAAGATGATTTACTTCTTGGGTTAATGAAAGCAGAATTTACTATCCCACAAATTATAAAGAATAAAGAATTGCTACGAACCCATACAGTAGGTGGAATTAATACTAGAATTAATGCCATTCTAAGAGGAGATAGAAGAAGTTTAAGTCAAGGATTATTCGACAAAGTTGCACTTGAGGATTTCTCAAACTTTAGACGAAGATAATAAACTAAAGAATAAACAAAATGCCTCCAGTGAAAGGTGAAAAAAATCCAAACATGGCTCGAAACGCTAAGTCCAACGGTCGTTGGAAAGGTGGCGTAAGCTCTGACTATCGTCGTAAGCTTATGAATGCCAAGCCAGGTGAGTTAGTCCACCATAAAGACAAGACTAAAAGTAATAATAAAAAGTCTAACTTTAAAGTCTTGACTCCTAGCAAAGGAATAAGTGCCACAGGGAAACACAATCAGTCCCATAGGGAAAAAGGAAAAAAATAAGAGTATGACTAACGATAAAGATCTATCCGTAAGAAACTTGCGTCATATACTCTCGTGGAGTGATGTCGCTAGACAGGGAGAGGGTTGGAATAAGTCAGACCAAAACTTGGTCGATAAAACAGTGGTATTGCTAAAACATAAGTTGCATCTACAATATAAGCGTAGGCAATATAAATTGAATAAAAACATATGATGAAGGGAAACATTAAAGACATTATCGAAAATCTGATGGAAGGTAGGTCAGAAGTAGTTAAGACTACTAAAATGACTGAAAAAGAAATCAAAGACTACAGAGCATATGATGCTCTATGTGAAGAGCGTCTAGCAGTAGAAAAGAAGAAACGTGAATTTAAGTTGCGTTTCTGGAATAAGATCGAAGGAAGACTAGATGTGTTCGATAAAAAACTAAAAGTTGATACGGACAAATGGGAAATACAAGAGTTCGCAGAAGACCGTGAGTAAATACAACAAGTTGAAAAATGAAGTAGCAGGCCAGTATCCTCAAGTAATATTGCGTGAGGGTATTGGTGCTTCATATGATGATATCAAGATAGGGCTTGAAGACATACTGTTAGCAGTCCCTCGGAACAGGCGACTCAGTATGACTATTGGGATTAAAACTGTTAAGATATTATCTAAAATTGAGGGGAGACAGCGAAGGGTTTACTGGAAATTGGGTAAGCCATTACGTTCGCAAAATAAAGATGCTATAGATTTTTTCTACAAGTTGATTGTAAAATTATGATATCACTAACAGAGCTCGTAGCAGGATTTATAATCGGGTTAATGCTCGTAGGTATAGTCCTGTTGGCGATGAACGCAAAAATATGAAAGAGTTTGTAATAGGGGATATGCACGGGGGCTATAGAGCTCTCGTGCAATGCCTTGAAAGAAGTAAATTCAATTATGACAAGGACAGGTTGATTTGTCTTGGAGACGTGGCTGATGGTTGGACTGAGACTGCTGAATGTTTTGAAGAGTTGTTTAAGATAAAGAACTTGGTCTATGTTAGAGGTAATCATGACCAATTTTTGAAGGACTGGCTCAAGAAAGGTAAGACTCCAGATGTGTGGGTATTACAAGGTGGTCAGAATACAATCAAGTCATACTACAAAAACCCACATCTAATGAAAAAGCATCTGGCTTTTCTAGCTAAGACTCCATTCTACTATCACGACGAAAGTAATAGAGTATTCGTTCACGGTGGAGTGAGTCAGAAGCAGTATGAGTTAAAAGATACAGATAAAATGTTTTTGTGTTGGGATAGGACTATATGGGATAATAGAAAAGATCTCCCAGGGTTTCCATATGATGAAGTCTATGTAGGACATACATCTATTTGGAGACACTCAGAAACCCCTATCAATGTAGGCAAAGTATGGTATATGGACACAGGAGGGGGATGGGAAGGCAAATTGAGCATAATGGACATAAATACTAAAGAGGTTTTCCAATCCGATGTTGTAGCTGATCTCTACCCTGAGAGTGCAGGTCGTGATCTAGGACTATCTCCGTCTGAGAGATTAGAGATAATAAAGTTAAGTAAAAAAAGATGGGCCAAGCAGCAGAAGACATGATAACAGGAGTATGTTGTGCACATTGTGGTGAGTTTCTAGAGTGTGATACCTGTGAAGCCATGGAGATACCCAGATACTGTTCTCGTAAGTGTGCCTCTAACGGAGGTTCTGATTACGACTCAGTGTGTGAGCATACTCGTAACCATAATAAATATTACTAAAGAGAAAAAAATGAGTTGTAGTAAATGTGAAAAAGAGCCAATCAAAGGGGCTTACTATCGTTGGAGAAATGCCAACATAGAAATTGTTGCTTGTAAGAGGCATTGGTTTGAAATTCGTGAGGTATTAAATGAGGCTCAGAGAACAGATGACACTCAAGAGACTGATAATCCACACGACAATTTAATAAACGATGTGAAAAACCTTCTTAATGACGTAGAGAACTATGAGTTCCACGACTTTAGGAACTCAGCCTATGCTATGCCTAAAGTAGCTTTAATTACTAGGTTAGAGGCATTAATAGAAAAAACTAAAGAGGGTAAATACGATAACATGGAGTAAGTCAAATTGACTACCTCCACGCTGACCCTTGAAACACAGTGAGGAAGTTTTGGATTTAATCTAGGGCTCTCCCCATTCAATTAGGGGGTTAGTTTGAAGGTAGTTAATTGTAATATAAATATATGCAAAAAAAAGTAGACAATACTGAGCGTAATGAGAAAATCGTGGAGGACTATAAACAAGGGAGACCCCTTAGATTAATAGGTCCAGAACATGGGATCACGGCACAAAGAGCCTCCCAGATAGTCCGTGACAACATGAGCTCTAAAGAGATAGAGGACCTTAATAATGCTAGAAAACAAGAAACCTTCCTCAAGAATAAGAAGGATATAATCATTAAGCTAAGAGAAGTTCATGATATGAGTTATGATGAATATATGGACAGGCATAAGCTCATGAGGACAGGTAAAGTTTGGTCTATATTCCATGATGAGTGTGTGGCTTGTGGTTCTACTGAATATATACATCATGTTGATGGCTATTGCAGGCTTTGCAGTATGGAGTATTATAAAGGTAAGCCTAGCATAGTAGAGTCTCAGAGAAAGTCCTCACATAAATACTTTTTAAAAAACAGGAAGGATGTGAACCAACGGTCTAGGGATTACTATGCGAAGAATAAATTCACGTTGATTGAATACCAAAAAGATAAGTATGATGAAAAGATGTCTACACCAGAAGGTAGAGCCGCTTACAACAAAGCACGTGCAGAATACTATAAGGAAAATAAGAAGGCTATCCTGGCAAATCAGAAACTAATACGAGAGAAGAATGATAAAGACCCTGCAAAAAGAGAAGAAAGGCTAGCAAGGTATCGAAAATATTATCATGATAATAAAAAGAAAAAAGATGCTAAAAATAATAATACCAGGAAAACCAATACCTCAAAAACGTCCTCGATTTAGAAGAATGGGAAACTTCGTATCCACCTACGACCCATCATCCACTGAAAAAAATGGATTAAAGTTACTCGTGCAATCTCAAACAAATAAACAAATAGCTCCACCTATAAAGATGGAGCTTTTTGCTTATATGCCTATTCCGAAGAGTTTCTCTAAGAAGAAAAAGGCTGAGTTATTAGGTTCCTATCATGTGAAGAAACCCGATCTAGATAATATAGAGAAGTTCTATATGGACTTGATGAGTGGTATCTGTTATCACGATGATGCAGAGATATGTGTTAAATCTGCCGTGAAGATATACTCAGAAGACCCTAGGGTAGTTATTCACTTGTCGACTCTAGACGCTGACGTTCAGCCTTAGTCTTGCCAACAGTTTCTAAGCGAGCATCATTCTCTTTCTCCCTTTTCTCAGCCTGCTTAATTTGGGTTGCTACTCTCACAATGTCTTTAGCGATTATAGGGTTCGCCATTCCTTTGCTATAGGCTCTTCTAGCTGCGTTGAACTCACCTTTGTTGATCAACTGAACCATATCATAGATAATGTTTCTTTGCTTGTCTGAGATTGGCTTAATGTAGTCAGCCTTTCTAGCATCTGATAGTAACTGAGAGATATTGTTAACAGTATCATTCTGATACCCATAATCAACCTTCCCTGCGTTGGTTTTTATATTATGGGCTAATTCTCCTTTGACTGTATAGAACTGGTCGAACTCCCTGCCTACAAATAAGTATGCGTTGCCGTATCCAAATGATGTAATCTTCTCGTCTCCTGCTTGGCTTAGAATATCCCAAGCTGCTGACATTGGATTTTGATCATCTTCTAATGAAAACCCATATTTAGTATACATATCATAAGACGTTCCAGCCTCTTTCATTAAAGCCTCTATTAATAGGGGAGACCATTTTAATTTCTGAGCTATAGCCGTTTGCCCTAGGGCGACGGCTGTTTGGTTAGTATGTGGGAAGTATCTTTCTTCTGTCGGGATGTTGGCTAGGTCCATATAAGCTGGCTCTACTGGAGCAGCTTTAGGGAAGGTTTTCATCTTGAACTGCAGTAGTGTGAACACTTGTCCAATCTGCGTTGAATATGAATTGAACACACCTGTTGGGCTAGTAACATTAAGTGCTGGTGGGACTGGCCCAGTAGCAACGTCCAACCAATCCTTACCACTAAAGTCAGCACCAAGCTCTGCCTCGGCATACATCATTTTAAGTAGGGATGGGATAGTGTTGTATTGTTCTGCAGCTCTCAGTTTGAACACTCCATGTTTATCACTGTGGTAAATATCTGAGAAGTTTCCTAATTGATATGAGTTTAAGTTTTTCAAATCATTGATAGTCTTCTCCAGTTTATCTTGTTCCTTCTCATCAAGATAAGTGTTGGCTAGTTTTCTCCCCATTTGGAAGTAAGTATTTAGTTCTAGGAAAGATAGTAAAGCGGTTACAAACATATACTTTTTCATAGAGCTATTCATTCCACCTTTCTTATACTGATTTTCTGCTCCTGTATATTTAGATTTCTTATCGCTTCCCCAGTTACCACCATTAGGCCCAGAACCACCCTCTCCTCTTTTCGGTCTAGCGTCTTTTGATAATTTACCTCCACCGTCTGGACCGACATATGATCGGTTGTCTAGAAGTGCCTCTAAGGCTACTGCTGAAGCTTGTATCCCAACATTAGTATATGGAGTAGCTCTTACAAGCCATCTTCCAACACCGTATTTATCAAACTCTCCTAGATTACCCCAAGGGCCAGTAACACTTTTAGCTCTTTCCATAGCAGCTGCTTGCGGCATCCCCATCTTTGTTAGCCTGTCGAACTCTGGGAATCTGTTAGCCATCTCTAGGTAGTCGGGTATAAATGTCATTATATTCTCGATGTGCCCCCAAGCTTTTCTGAGTGACCTATTTAATGGATTAGCCTCTATCGCATTCATCTCATATTGGCTAAAAAGCTCATTCGCTTTAAATTCTAGAGACCTAGCACGAGTAGCATTTCTACCACCGATTGTTAGGAATGTCTCCCAGTTTGTTCTAGTCTCTTTAGAGGCTGTCCTTGTTGTTAGTTGTAGGAAATCTTTCATGCCAGATACTAACGGGATGAACTTTGACTTAGATTGAACTAGTGCTGGCCAAGTATCGATAACAAGGTTAGTGAATGGGAAGAAGATTTGATACCAACCAGTGGTAGCCTTCTGTGTTCCACTAGCTATCTTTTTAACAAATTTTCCGAATCTACCGATGTCATCAAACCCAAAGGCTATCTCTAAGGCATCTTTCATGGCTGGGTTGACCTTCATGGTCACAACCTTACCATCATTTTTAAATACAATATAGTTAGCACTGTTAGCTTTAGGATACATAACTCCTTTTCCAGCTGGGATAGGTGTTGTTTCTACTTCCCTTATGAAGTCACCCATCAATTCTTTATTGTTTTGGAATGCTTCATAGATTCTATTATATGAGATGTGTCTTCCTGCGGCTTTCATCATTTCTCCTTGAGCCATCATAGTAGAGTAGAATGGATCTTTCCAAGCTTTTAAAGAACCAGCTCTTTGTTTGGCACTCCCAGATGTTCCTGCGAAAGTATTATACTTGCCATTTGATGTATAAAGATTGTCTCCGCCAGCATCTATTAAATCGTCTAGGAAGTATCTAGAAGCACTAGCATACCCACCGACTTGATTAAAATACTCTGCCTGTTCTTTGGTGAATTGCCCGATTAACACCCCGATGTCTAGGGTGTGCTTAGCTAGTCCATCAAATATGTGGTCATTCTCTGCGAAGTAATCTTTATGCTCTTTATAAACTACAGCGGCCATCTCTTTGTTGGCTTGGTCTTTTGATAGTTTACTGTGATAGTCGTTTACCAAGTCACCTATATCATTATATTCTTTCTCGAGCAATGCTATTTCCTGTGGGTCATAATCACCTCGGGTCATCATTTCAACTATCTTCGTTTGTTCTCCTAGCAAGCGATCTATTTCATTAAACTCAAAGTGCTGTCTTCTGGCTTTTAAATATCCACTATATAGCCTCATCTCTCCATTGTCTTTCAGTTTTTTAATAAGATAACCCCAAGGCTTTTGCCCCTCTATTTTTACAATCTCTTTTGCTTGATTGAAAGAGTAGAAGTCTCCTTTAGGCATATTTATATTAGCGTTGTAGATATTCGGGATTGCTCCATTAAACTGAACTTGAGCATGAATGTCTAATCCTGTATCCCTTACACCAGCAGCGTTAGATAAAACTTTAAGTGCGTGAGAACCGTTCGCCGCTTTCTTTAAGCTCCAGTTCAAAAAATTTAATGGTCCTTTATCAACAACTGTCTTCTTGCCAAATGATATTTGTGAAGCATATCTATTAATATAATCTAGGGACATGTATTTACTAATAACAACATCTAAATCTTTCTTCAAGTTAACATAGGCCTTATCATAATATTTGCCATCTTTTAATAGGACGTTGTTGTGTAAATACTTGTGGGCACTTTTAGTCATTGTCGGCTGTTGAGCCATGCGTTGAATAAACACAGCGAACCCCTCTTCCATTACTTGCTTGGTGCTCATTTTAGCTTTAGCTGTTTCTGATACTCCGTAGAACTCATCAAACAATTTCTCTAGAGATGCCATTGCTATCCTGTCATTGTTCTTTATTATATTGTCTGTAGTTCCCTTAGATAAGTCATAACCATGGGCTAACTCATGAGAAGTAGAAGTGATGTCTGTTAAAGATTTGACTGCTATATTCCCACTTCGTTGATCAAATATACCAGCAGCCCCTCTTGGAACATCTCCCTCTGATATTTTTTTACCATGTTTTTTCACCAACTTATACATGTCATCATGAAGATTTAGCTCTTTTTTGAAGAATGGGTTTGTCCTTTTCATTGGCCTAGACTCATAACTGTCTATGCTGTTGGAGAATCCAAACGACTTTTTAGTATAGTCTTCCATCTCAGCCTCCATTTCCTTCTGGTCTTTTTCTATTGCAGCCTCTTTAGCCTTTTTAGTTTTTAACCTGTCCATATAAGCTTGGTCTGCTGTGGTTGGTGTTTTCTTTTTAGGTTTAGAAGCTTCTCTAGCCGCAAGGTTCTCAGCTTCTTTCTTCGCCAAGCGATCTTTATAACTAAGCTCATTTTTCTTTTCTATTTTCGGAGCTTTAGGTTCAGCCTCCTTCGGGGTAGTTTTTTTCTCAGTGGCAGCCCCCATATCAACTCTCATCTCTGTATTGTCTGCGACCTGTTTAGCTGTCTGCTTTACTGGGGTGGCTTTAGCAGGAGTTGTCCTAGTAGCCATTGGAGTCGCTTTCGCTGGAGTAACAGTTGGCGTAACAGCTGTTGGTATTTTCTTAGAGAAGTAAGACTCTCCACCGCTTGTGCTGTAAACGTTAGTCCCTCTAGCTGTTTGGACAGCTACATAGTCATAGCCAGACTTGCCATAATTCTTGTTGATAAATGCAGAAATTTCTTTATGGCTAGACAGTCTTCCTGGAACCTTTATTCCTGCAGACTTCATATTGGTCCTAAGCTTCTCTATGGGCATTTTAGGATTATATACATTGCTAAGAGCGGCTGCACCTTTGTCGGCTGCACCCTGTAATCCTTCTAAGTTTTCATATTGGACAGTATCGCCTTTAGGCTCTGATACAACTTGCCCTACTATTGGAGCCGCTACAGCTTTTTTAGGTTGAGCTGCTTTTGTAGCTGCTGCCTGTCCAGATGCAGTTACCTCAGGAACTGATGGAGCCGTTGGGGTGATTGTCGCTTTCGCTCCTGGAGTTACTAAAGCATTATTATTTATCTCTGCTATTAGTTCGTTAATCTGTTGGGTAGCTGCTTGATTCGCCCTTAATTGGGCTAGATTATCATCAGTTATACCAGCTCTTGTGACCTGTGCGTCTATCTTAACTCTCTCTGCTCGTAGCTTCCCTAACTCTATATTTGCCTTAGCTCTAGCCACTGATGATTTTTGGTCAGGCAACACGAATGAAGACCCACCAGTAACAGCTTCTTCTCCAGTAACCTGTGGGAACTTTGATGCCCCTGGCTTAGGAGCTTCTAGGCCTATTAATGGTTTTGGAGTAGTGAGGGGTATTCTTGTTGGTGGAGCAGGTAACTTAGGATTAACCACCTGAGGCATTAATGGTGTCATAGATCCAGAAGGAAGAGCTCCTTGGGCTGGAGTAGTTGGGCCATTAGTAAGTCTCGCATTCTGAGGGACTTCTTTCGCAGCAGCGATAGTATCATACTGAGGTCCACCAGGTTTATTGGTGAAAGGGTTTTTGAACTTAGGGGTGAATCTGTGGAGTAGTGGTCGTTGAGCTTTCCCCCAGTTGGTTATGTTGTATATTAAATAGTTTACTTGAGGTATTGTTCCTGCTGGAGAAGCTCCTGGTGTCTCTTGCATCGTAACAAGAATAGTTTTTCCAGCACTTGTTTTCATGACATACCCATCGACTGCCCCACCTTTTGCATCTACTGTGTGGACTAGTTTAGGAGTATTAGTTTTTAGCTTAGTGGGATCAACTGTCTTTAAAAGATTTTGAGCATCGGTTGTTCCAGATTCAGCGAACTGGTATGGTGTTTGTTTTGCAACGAACCTATTCACTTGTTTGCCTGTAGTTACAGCAGAAGCAGCCGCTGTCCCATAAAGCATAAGGAATCCAGCACCCATAGCCCATGAATAGTTTTTATCAACTTTGCCAGGATCAGTTAATATGGCGTTTGTAGTTTCTTCATCTAAGCCATACAGTTTCCAACCTTCTTTAGCACTGTTCTCCATCCAGTTAAGAGTCGCTGTGGTCTTTGGGTTTTTTGCACCAGACATTTTCAATTCCTCATATTCTTTCCCTAGCTCACCAGCTACTTCTATTATTGGGACACCAGAGTGGGTTAGCATTACTGCAGGTAAAACTCCAGCTCCTGCCATAGCAGCCGCCTCAGTTCCACCCTTACCAGTTTCAAATCCAAAAGTTGCAGTGTCTACTGCTTTATCTACTGCAGAATTAAATATCTTTTCATAATCAACATCTGCTCCTGTTTTAAGTTTATTCCCAGTTTGATTAAAAGCCTCAGCTGCACCACCGATTGTTCCACCGATTAAAGCTCCTGCAGCACCAACAACAGCACCACCTACTGTAGTAACAACATCAGCTCCTTTCTGTAATAGTTTCGGGACTTGCCCAACAGTCTTATTCAGAACATCTAGGTTTCTTAGTGCCCCTTCTTTCATCATGTCTTTAGAGCTTTTTCTTACAATAGGCTCTGCAGTATCAGTAGGAGGGAGAGATACTCCAGGTGTCCCTGTGCCAGTTAGCGTTGGAGCAACAGGTGTGCTTGTAGCAACGGGGGCCGCTGGAGCAATCTTCGGCTCAGATGTATCAAAAACAGTCCTAGTGATGGGTCTGTTATTTGGTTGTCCAGAGCTGTCAAAAGTGGTGCGACCTCCTGTTTTGGAGGTATTGCCCTTCTTCAATGACTTGATGAGCTCTGTCTCTTTCATTTTAAATCCCATATAGTTCAATTTAATTATTCAAAATAGATGGCTGGCATCTTACCCTTTATCTTTATCTTTAATTCATCTGGAGAAAAGAACCCATATGAATTGTCTACTAAATATGCCAACATAGTATCTCCGTCGCTATAATCTGTTGCCTCTGTATCATCTAGCATAACTTTTTGCTCATTCAAGTAGTTGTCTATGTGCATATTAAGTTCTGCTTCAGCATCAGCAACCATTTGTATTTTGGTTTCTAGGTCTAAGTCCATCCACGCCTGAGCGTCCATGTCAGGATACATAGGATAAAGCTTTTCTATTTTAGCTATATTAGCAGCATCAGAATAGTTTCTATCATCACTCTCGCCACCACCCCAGTTAACTTGGCTGCCGACCCCCCAATCGCTCTTACTCTTAAGAGCATCCTTAATTCTGTTCTGTGTGGTTGGTGAATAGTATTTATAGGCTGTCTCTCCTGTTGGGTTCATACCATCAACGCCTAAGTTCTCTACTGAGTATTTACCACCAGATAGCTTGTTTAAAGCGGCACTAAACCCCATCTCTGTATATCCGTATTTAGGATCAGTTAGTAATCTCTGGAATGCTTCCCATCCGTCATCTTCATTTTTGAAGGCCATAAGGAAACTACCATCTTCTTTTGGTGAGCCCTGTTTAACCTCTATACTATCTCCACCCATATCTCTTACTAGTTCTGGATTCCAAGCCATGGCCATAGGGTTCTGACTGTTCCATTCGTCTGTTCCTCCATACCTGTCGCCACCTATTAGTCCTGGGTAGAGGTTATTTTTAACTTCATCTGGGATTGGCCATCCATTGCTAGCATAAGTTGAAGCAGTTTTTAGCCACTCCTCATCAGCTGCAGCCTTTTCCGTATCAGCTGAGTTCATTTCTGCGAGGTATGTAGTGAGAGAGTTGATTGTGCTTCCAAGTGCGTTAGTCCTGTAGTCTCTCTCGGTCTGGACAGCTGACAAGTTAGCGTCAGCCATACTTCTTGTATTGGCTCTTAAACTTTGTTGTTGGTCAGTAGGAAGTTGTCTAAGCATGATGTCCTTTGGATCGTTCATTATACTTGGAGAACCTTTGGGTTGTGGAGAGCCAAAAGCACCGATATCATTTCTTACTGTTTTCCAGTAAGCTTCTCGGTCTGTTAAGTCTTTGTTTCTTTTTTGTTTAGCAAGCATCATCTCTTTGGCAGCTTCTATCAGATTATTTTTCTTTCCTAGCACAGTAATACCACTAGCTGAACGGGTAATCGTTGGAACATCAGCAGTCGCCTCCACAGCTGGAGCCTCAACAGCGGCTGGGGATTCCACAGGGGCTGTAGGAGTTGGAGTAACATCATTAGTATTGCTCTGCTCGCCTGTTTTGTTGTTATAAATTAGAGTCATATTTTTTTATATTAATTTCTAGGATACATTCTATTATTCTTTGCTACCTTGAGAGCTGCCTGCTTATCTCTATCATAAGTAGCTGCGTATCTAGGCGATGCAGTTCCACTTCCTGGTGCGTATTCAAGTTGTTTCCCACTTGCTACATAGTCTGGAGCTGGTATACCATCAAGCTTTTTATTGGCTTCGTATGAAGCTGTCTTTCTACCTTCTTGGTAGTCTAGGCTTTTACCATCATATGGGTTATCGACTGCTCCCCATTCTCTTTGGACTTTATCAGTCTCAACGCTTCCATATCTAAGTTCTGCTTGTCTTCCTATATCTCTAGCTGATTGTTGTATAGAATTGTTAGCTCTACCCCAGGCCTGTCTTCTATCTGTTGGAATATTCCCTTCAACAAAAGCACTTCCTTGATCCTGTGCTCCAACCCCAGACTCTTTACCGAGCTCTCTTCTAGCTGAACCAGAGAAGGTTGCATTTCTAGCACGCAGAGCTTCTTTTGTTGTTTGTAGTTTTTGTTTGTAGTTTTGAGCCTCTTCTTGTTTATACATTGAGGCTGCCTGTCTGAGATCAGCCATCTGTGTTTTAGTCTGTTCTAAATCGTTGTATTTAATCAAGTCGTAACTTGTATTAACATCTAGCTCAGCTTGGCTTTTAGCGTCTAGTTCTAACTCTGTAGCAGCACCACTTACCATCTTTGCTATTTCAGCGTCTGAAACAAGACCATTAGTAGAGTATTCTTCTTTGCCTAGCATGTCGAATATAGAACTATCAATACCAGTTAGACCATATTTCTTTTTAATAGCATCGAACTCGCCTGCAGTTATTTCTCCGTCAGCCATAGCTCCTGTAGCCTCTGTCGCTACAGCATCATTAGTTGTATTGCCAGCGAGGCTTACAAATTGATTATCCAATGGTTTGCTGACATACTGTTTCCAGTCATCGCCCTCATGATGGCTTCCAGTAGCCCAAGCAATATTTCTAGCGTCATCCTCACTAAGAGGTGTGCCGTCTAATTGTTTTTGTTTGATGAGGGCTATAATGGACCTCCGTTGGTCTTCGGTCATTTGCCCCTTCACCGTTCCTAGTGGTCTAAACTCCATATGTTTATATTATTAATAGTTTATTATCTCCAGCTTGCTGGTATATCTAAATAGTTAGTTAATGTTGTTGTGTATGAGCCCCGAAAAGTTCTTGCGTGGGTTGCAGCTCCCGTTCCATAATCACAGCTCCATAACTCTGGGGCTGTTCCTAAGTCTGGTAGTGGGACTGTCTGTGTTTGGAAGGCTCCACTGAAATCTACTGACTGGTTTAGGAATCTTGTGTTTTTCTCTCCTGCCGCATAGAACATAAGTGGATTTATCTTGTGATACCAGCACTCAAAGAAAACGTTACTGAAATTAATTGCATTTATATTATTTCTAAATAGATAATCTGGAGTATTAACTATTTTGCGGCATTGTTCAAATGTATATACAAACCCTCCTACTAATACATTAGTATCAAATAGTCCTGCTGGGACTTCTGTTAGCTGTGTGCAAGCAGAGAAGGTTCCGTTAAAGGCGAATACACCTGAGACTAATGTGTTGTATTTAAATAGATTTGCTGGGATTGCTGTAAGAGCTGAACACCTAGAGAATGTATGATCAAAAGCAGAGGCTCCTACTAATATATTGTTTTTAAATAAATTCTCTGGGATGGTTGTTAGTCCAGAACAGTCTTGGAATGTGTTAGCAAACGAGCCTGTGTAATCTGGGTATAAATCAAATAGTGTTTCTGGGATAGTCGTTAAGTTGGGACAGTTACTGAATAATGACGCTAGACTTAAACACCCAGGAGGTAATGATTGTAGGCTTGTAGGGTCAGTTGCAGTTAAGTCAGTTATTAAGGGGTTATTAGCCAATGAGAACACTTTGAACCCACTGAATAAATCTCCCGATTCTCCCCAGTCTATTATAGCACTTGTTAATTGCCCTAAAACCATCTTCTCCATTGTTCCTCTGACTGATACCTCATACACCCCTCCAGTAGAATAAGTGTGCTTCATCCCGAATGGGTTAATAATATGCTCTTCCGCTGACCCGTCTCCCCAGTTAACATAATAGTCATTAACGTATCCGAAGGAATACCCCGCTAAATACTGAAGCCCAGCCGTAACTATGACTTCAAATCTAAAAGGTCTACCTCCTCCTCCACCTGAGCTATATTGTATTATTCCTGGGATAAACATATTATGCTGTTAAATCACCGATTAGAACCCAAGCGTTGAGCCCTATCTTAATTAATGACACCCCCACCCACTGTCCATTTATACTAAGATTTCCATCTTTAGAAACTATTGTTACCCCAGCCCCTGCTACAAAAGTGGGGGTTCCTACTCCTGCTTGCATAAGGTCTATCTGTGAGCCTACAGCTATGGTTGATTCTAGTGGGACTGTTATCGTCATTGCTGTTGCATTATTAAGCATCAGCATCTTGCTAGTATCGCTTATTACTATTGAATAAGCTGCTCCTGTTCGTTCCTGGATTCTGTTTGTAATAAAGAAGATCGGTGATTCTACATAGTCTCTAGCTGTAACACTGTCTGCTGTGATTACTTCTGCATCAACCTCTGGTAGGTCTTTAAAGGCGACTGTTTCTGGTGCAACAAATTTAAAATCAAGAGCTCCAGTCTCCATGAACTGGTCTGCATTACGGGTATTTATTCCGTCAGCATTATCTAGAGCTCTATCAATGCCTAATAAAAAATTGTATCCCTCATCTTGATAACTCATATTATGCGTCCTCTTTAATTTGTGTATCTATCACAAACCCTTCAAACTCCCAAGATAAACCGTCACTCTTCTCATAGAAGCGATAACGATATCTGTTAGCCGAAGCTGTTATTTCAATCTGTTGAACGTTTTGGTTTATAGTATCTTCGTTGTCTATAACGAATGTTCCTGCGTTGTCTGCGTCTACTGATACTTTCATGCCAGAGTTATTCTTTGTAAATACTGTCATGTGGTTAGTAAACTTCACATCCTCTGGAACTCCGTGATCTAGTAACCTTGTTTCAAAGAATGAGTCTATTTCTTTTCCTGCATCAGAGAATACTCTGTCAGCCTTTTCTGCAAACTTGTAAAGATTACCGTCAGATGACCCGAAGTAAGCTCTAGTATTGTCTGACTCTATGTGTTTGCAAGCAGCTGTTACATCTAGGTATGTGCATCTAATATAGCATCTCTGTCTAAGTGTATCGTAGCAGAACCAAGCGTTCTTATATAAAACATTGCTTACTGTAACGTCACCGATGAAGGCTCTGTATTCTTTCTTGTAATATTCAGTAGCCACTACCTTCCCAAAGGTTACTGGGTCTATAGCATCGATATACTCTTTAGCTCTTTCAGATATTAGTAATGGTGTAGAACCATCCCAAGCCCAGAAGCCGTGTCTGTTAAACCAATATATTTTATTCTCTATAGTAAGTATTGATTTTGCACTGTCACATCCAGTCTCAGATACCTTAGTAGCACCAGACATAGATGAATCCATTTTCCATACTGATCTTTCTTTAAGGATTATAAGTCTGTCTACTGCTTCTCCACCACCTACTAGCACATCTCCGTCATCTACACCTACAGGCTCAAAGTTAGTCGCATTAACCCATTGGACTACTCCACCTTCAACGTCTTCTGAATAATACACCCTGGAAGGATAATTAACACCAGCTACTCTACAGTTCATGACTATGAGTAGTTTTTTAAACTCAGTAATAAACTTCCCTTTAGGCATATCTACTAAATCCGTATCAGCCCCTGAGTCGCTTGTGTATGTAGTCCCTTTAATAGATATTGGGTCTATGAAATCTGTCCCGTCGTGTCCTACTATAAAGGCTTTTCCTACTAGGTTGATAGCAGATAGATTAGCATCAGCTGCTGTTGCTACTGTTGCCTTGACTGAAGACCATCCACCGTTCTGTCTGTATTTGATAATAGTGTTTGTTCCGTCAAAAGCACCACCAATCTGGTAGTGCAGTGAATCGACGGTATTATAATAGAAATGTAGGAATGTTAAATCTGTATCAGCCAAAAAAGCTGTGTCATTAGCACTTCTAGTATAGCCAGGGACTTTCTCCAGCTTTCCTATTTTATAAGCCCATACATTCTTACAGGCGTATAATTCATTGTCTTGCAACAAAAAGTCAGTAACTCCGTTGTTTAGGAGTCCATCAAAGTTTGTATATCGAACTGGTGTTCCGTCTCTAGCCATATATTTTATTCCCAATAAATAGATTCAGTAAACTCAACGCTCTCTGCGTCACCAACCTGTATAGGTCCAGTATACTCATCTACTTGTTGTTCAAGTAATTTATTAAACATCGCATACATTTTATCCCCTCTTTTATCATTACCCCTGATATAGGCAAACATTGCTGCACAGTAGTATATAAGAATTGGAACAATGGCTAGATTAACTGTATCTGATAATTCTGACAGAGTTACTGGTATAGCATAGTAATCGTAATTGATAACTAACTCTTTGCCTGGAGTCGGGAAGAAATGAGCCTGCTCGTTTCTAATTGTGTATGCTGATGGTTGACCAGTAGGTAGTGGGGTGCTTCCACTAGCCGCTAGTTGTAAGAATCTGCTTTCTGAGATGTAGTCGACTTTAGTTCCGTCTACTGTAACAAAGTTGATTACATTAACATCTGCTGGAAGAGCTGCGTAAGCTACGTTAGGAACAGTTACTATTGAAGCATCAGTGCTTCTATAGAATGGCCAAGTTCTTTTTCTAGTAAGGACTTCATCAATCCCATCCTGAACTAGGTCAATACAGATGTTCCAGTTTAGTGGAGATGTAGGAGCTTCTTCTACTCTAGTAAGAGCTTTGCCTGCTGCAGACTCAATTATCCTCTTGATGGATCGTCTATTAAAAGTAGTTCCTTCTACTTGCTCTGATGATGGAGAGCTGTATCCATTTCTAGAGTCATAGAATACTGTTGAGAACCAACCGTATCTAGTGTCTCCAGACCCATCAACATATTCATAAACATATTCTGTAAAACTTTGGGTTGGGTCAATATCTATTTCAGCAATTTGTTGCATGTCTGCTATATCTCTTCCTGGTTGGACATCTCCGTAAACTACTAGTTTATCGTAGTCCATTACTGTTACTGGATCAGAAGCTGAATGAGAATTTGATAACTCATCTATAGGCAACTTCTTATCGTCTGTATCATTAGCAAACATTTCAACAATCTCTGTCTTCTCTTGGTTGTAATCACCCACTAATGCGTAATAGTAGTCTTTGTTTCGTCTATCCTTCTTAAAGAACCCTATCTTGGAGAGGATTTGCAGTTCAGTAGCGACGCCAGGAGAGGCATCCACATCTGCTGAGAGGTAAGTCCTTGGGCTGTCAGACACTTCTGGATTCACCACCTTCAGTTTTACTCGTATTGGTTGTATAGCCATTTGTTTTATTTATTCGTCAGAGGATATTCTAGGTTTACCTCTGCTTGTATATAATTTATAAAGTCCTCCAAAGAGTGCTGATAAGACGAATCCTACGCCATCGATTATGACGCTGATTACTTTACCACTACCCTTTGCTAGATATATAGTTGCTTCAAGTGTTATTTGAACCACCCCCACTCCTTTCACAATCGGAGTAAGTAGAAGCCCTGCCATGAAGCTGTATAGTTTAGTTCTTTCTTGGAAGGCTGATAATGAGAAGTGAGCATCTCCAACCATATCTACAAACTTTCCAGCTGCTGTTCCTATCGCTACTGTTGCTCTGATTATCTTTGTTCTATATTTCTGTATGCTGAGTAGTAATATGAGCGTAGGTCTAGCAAGCTTCTTAACAAACTTGTTTTTACTAACTCCCATATCAAGTGCTCCTTCTACTAGCAGGAAGTAATCAAAGCTTTCTACTCCTCCACCTATTCCTATAGAAGCTCCGAAGCCTTTAGCGGCTATTCTAGCCTTGGCTAGTGGAGTTAATATGATTGTAGATAGAAGTGTTTTTGCAAGAGTTTTAATTTTACTGGGGGCAAGACCTATAAAAAGTAGTCCTATGAGCGAAATTGTTCTAGTGTCATTTCCAGTTAAAGAGATTGCAGTTGGAGTTTTTGATATCCAGAGCTTTTTAAACCCATTTGTTGCAAGTCCTATAGTAGTTGAAAGTGTTTTCCCAACAACTCTCCCGAAATAAGATAACGACAAGGTGGCTGTTAATGTTCTGAAATACTGGCTGAAGCCTCTGCCTCCTGCTATAAACAATTCAACCCCAAAAACTCTACCTCTTAACCATCCCCCAACAATGTTCATAGTAGTGCTAAACGCTTTCGTTATAAAAGAATTTACGCCGACTCCTAGTAATATTATCTCTTCTTGATATAGCTGAAAGTCTAGAGAATCGTTGAAAAGGTTTTTGTTAGCCCAAGTTGAACCGTTATATAGCTGGAACGAATCTGGCCTATTAGCCTGATTGAAAAAGCCCATAAAGAAGTTTGCGGATGTGCCCTCAAACTCTAAAAAATATTCGTGTCCTGGTATAACCCTAACCCCTAGTTCAAATGTTGTCCTCCCCTGATACACACTTGTCACCTCTGACGCATCAAACTGTTTTGTTAATATTATGTTTCCACTTGGAGCCTCTCCACTAACTGAATCATATAGATTAAAGCTAACTGACTTTCCAGTAACATTACCATCTGAAAAGATGCACATGTTTATTTTAGATATGTAAGGATCAGACGCTGTAAAGATTATCCCACCTTTAAATGGGGACATTGGTATTTGAGAGCCTACTTTCTGGGTGTTAACCCATAAAGGGTTCTCATTCCCGTATTTGTGGACCCCCACTCCAATGTCTATGTTTATAGTTTTTTTAACAGCCTTCGTAGTCTCACCATCTATCACTGCCTGGATAGGTGATGTGACAGTTGCTGCTCTGAATACTGTAGCAGTAGAATAGAGAGTGCCCCCACTATATCCGCCAGTTCTTGTCCAAGCCATAGTAACAGAGTCTCCTGTGAATACTTTATAGCTGGCCCAAGACTCTGGGGTAGAGTTCCCATTAAATAAACTTTCTTGACCGACTGTCCCTGGAATATATAAACCAGTATTATACTGATTGTAATAAGAGACACTATCGATTATCAGTCCTCCGCCAGTGAGACCAGCGTAAGTTCTAGAGTTGACCCCACTTAAAGCATCTGTAGGAGCCTCTGAATATAGAATAGGATCAGAAGTATCCACCCCAGACAGATTAACAGCTGACATGTGCCAGCCATAATTGGGTTGGACTATATTAGCGATCCCTACTGCTGGATTAATTAGATAGTAAGTTATGGCTGTAGTTGTATTCGAAGATTCGTGGTGATTCTCATTAACTTTAGTCATAGCTACCCCACCATATGTTACGTTCGGAGCTGTCGCCATTTCACCGTAAAAGAGCTGGACAACTAGAACATTAGTCCCAGCCACCACCTCGTATGGCGTTGACAGGCCTATCGCTTTTTGAACAGCTCCACCTATGACAATCGGAAGAGCTCCGCTGTTTTCAGTTCTTGTTTTTGATATCTTTTTTATAATATTACCAGTGACTGTGAAAGCATCTGTCATCGCTCCTTTGGCAACGTCTATAATCCCATAAACTCCAAGAGCTACAGAAGGTGCAGCTTGGTGGACTTTGAACACAGTATCTTTATACGAAATCTGGCCCCAGCCAGCAGTAGGATTAGCCCGAACAATAGTCCCACCATCGTATACATCGTCATAAGAATATAAGTTTTTCCAATTGGCATCATCAGACGTAGTCATTATTACAGCATATTTATTCCCAATAACTAGAGACGTTTTTAGTGACATAAAGAACCAGTCTGGGCCATTAAGAGCTGGACCGTTTAAAAAGGAATCAGTAGCTAAGCTATCACCGATTGGGTAGCCATCAACATCTGCGTTATATATGTTCGCAATCACTGTAGTGACCTTGTCTCCGCTCATATAAAAACTTACACCCTCTATAGCACCAGAGGTAGCAATAAATGATTGCCCAGTTGGATAGCTAAGCCTGAAAGAGTTAGAGCCTCCATCATTCAATTCTTGACTTGGTGAAACAATCCCCTCAGGGGCTATTATCTTGCTTGTTTTCTTTAGGATCTCTCCTGTTAAAATAGGAGAAGCCTCTCCTGGAGATGACACGGACAAGATATGAAAAACTTGGTTGTAAGTCAAATTTGCATCTGCATTATATGGTTCTGAATAGCTGAAAACCGCAGTATATCCACTGCCTATAAAGTCATCAACATCATACGGCTTTATTAACGATGGATTATACATCGCTATCATAAGCTGAGTAGGAGCTGGATCTGGTGGTGGTAATAGTTGTTCTGGTGTAGACCAAGTGGCACCATCTTTATATGTATAATCGATGTTGCATCGTTCGTTCCCCCCGTCATATCGACCTTGAACTGGTTGGAATGCGTGTATAACACCAGAAGCATCAATGCTCACGCTCAATGCACTACCACTCATACCAGTTAAAGTGCCGTTTCCTACATCAGTAAAAGGTATATTCTCCATACTCCAAGTCCCATCAAGTTCAAGGTGGTGATAGCCCTCCACAAGGTTTTCTATACGATTAGCTAAGAAAACGTGCAATTTGCCGTCTATGTCAAACTGAGAGTCTATTCCTCTAATTCCAAGAACATCAAAGACCCCGACAACATTTGCATCGGTAGTCCAAGTGGAGCCGTTGTAGTGGTAATAGTCTACATAATATTTTTTAGAAATATTAGGGTCCCTGCTTACTGCTGTAATATGTGGGTTCCCTTCCCAGTCACAAGTGATAGATATTCCTCTCTCTTGATTATAATAAGTCGTGACTGGAGGAAGAGACATAGCAGTCGGTGTCCAAGTAGAGCCATTATATTTGCTACAAGTGAGATTATTCCCGCTTGTATATGCTACATATACACTCCCATCGTTCGCAGAGGTTGTGCCAAAAACCCAAGCTGCTGTAGTTATTGTGGTTTCAGCCGTGAAACTATCAGCAGAAGATTTGCACTTTAAGATTGAACCTTGAGTATAAAAAACTAATATCTCAGTTCCTGCTCTCTCTATAGCAATATCTTCCAACTGTCCTGTGCTTTCTTTTACAAGCGTTCCAGCAGACCAAGTAGAGCCATCATCTGTAGAGATGTGGCGGTAAACTTTTCCAACTACTGTCTGTGAGAAAGGGAATCCACCAGTTTCTATAAAATCAAAAGACAACGCATTCAAATTCCCGTCTGCGTCCTTTACAATCATTTGAGAAGTCCTCGCTGCAGCTGGTCTTCCGATCGCTGGAGTCAATAAATTAACTTCACCATAAGTAGACTCAATATCTATTGGACCGCCACCGCCAGCGACAATCTCAAGGTTCTTTTTTATATACTTAACAATCCCCTGAGAAATGGAGACTGCTGCAGTTTTTAGTTCATTAAATGTTGCCATATATTTTTAATTATTTTGAAATCCTTACTTTTGGAATAGAGCTTGTGACTCTACTACTTGATTGAGGAGAGCTTGTAACTTGTATCCCTTGAACAGAGCTAGTGGCTCTGCTCTTTTTTTCTCTTTCAGGGCTTTTAAACCAAGCTGGTTTAATCACCCTTTTATATAGGTTCTGATAGACACCCATGAAAAGAGAGAGAACAAGATCAAGTCTAACTGTTAAATAAAATCTTTTAGCACCCTTTCCAACCAGAGTTATTACGAGCGTAATAGCTGATTTTACAATAGATTTTATAATATTGGGCACTAAACTAATAATTTGAGTAAGCAACTTCCTAATGGATTTCGTAATACTAGAGGTCACATATATGGCAACTTCAGCTATAATCCCTACGATTTTAAGCCCTTCTACTATAATTATAGCATTTTTCAGCTTTTTAATAAACTTGATAATTTCAGATATCAGGTTTATCGTTATTTCTAAAAGTTTTTTCAGATACTTTGTTATTTTAGAACTGAGTGTAATTGTCAGATTAAATATCAGACCATAGATTACTCCACCAGTCCCTCCACCTATGCTGATAATAAGTCTAAACAACTTATACACAGCCTTTTGCACAGTTGTGGATAAAGATATGGACAGTTCTACTAGAACACTGACTAATCGTCCAAATCCACCAGACATCCATATTATTACGTTCTTTATGGTCTTAAGTAACTTATTCACAGAAGTTACTAATGATATAGATAGTTCTACGATAAGTTCTACGGCTTGACCAAAACCACCAGAGATATCAATGATTATTCCTCTGATTAGCTTAATAAGTTTGGTGACCGAAGAAGTCACGCTAAGAGTAACCTGAATCATCGCCTCTATTACTCTTCCGATGACACCACTAATGAGTATTTCAACCCATCTAGCGATAGAGATAAGAATGGTCCTACCAGGGCTCAGGGCTAGCACATTCTCTATTTTTATCCTCATGCTCTTGGTCAATTTAGAACCAAGTGTCAGTATTGAACTCACCAATAAATGGATTGCTCTATTGGCGACATAAGAGATTGTTATAACTGCCCCTTTCACAAGCCCAATGACAAATAGGCGAACTGCATTTAATCCTAAAGCAGCGGAAAGCAGGATGCTAATAGCAACCGTCTTTAATGCTGTTAGTCCAATACTAACACTTGCTACCAACTCGTAAATCTTAGTTGAAGCATAAAATAATGTGATCTGAACTGACTTGAAATACTTCAAGAAAAACCTTTTGGTTGGAGTCAACGATATGGTCAACATAACCAACATTTGTATGACATTGCCAGCTGTTCCTGTCATATAAAGGAAACTGGAAAATAGCTTCTTAATATACTTTGCTATTGAAGCCGTCATATTGATAGATATATTAATAAGCATTTCAATGACTCTTCCTGTAGTTCCAGAGATTGTTACTGACACTGATTTTAAATATTTGAGATAAAAAGACCTCAAAATTGATAATATAAGGCCAGTTGATACAAACTTTTGTATGAACTTGCTTAATAAGGCTGAAAAACTGATAATAAGTTCCACCAATATTTCTATCGTTCTTCCTGTCGCTCCAGACATATAAACTATAACTTGCTTGCCAGAACGAATAGCCTTCCTGATATATATTCCTAGTGTAAATGCAGTGCTCTTTATCAAGGTAATATATTTATTGACAGAACTGTATATATTCAGTATAGCTTCGACTGTCATGTCGATTACCTGTCCAAGTCCTCCAGATATATCAATAGTCACAGATTTAAAATATCTCAAAAATAGACTTTTTTGTCCAAATAATGACAGAATTTGTGACTTTATCACAAATATTGCCTTTTTTTGGAAAGAACTGACTAAAAAAGAAACATTTGCTATTAAGTCATAAGTCTTCCCAGTCCCTCCAGATATGCCAAGTGATATTGATTTAAAGTATTTTAAGAAGAACCTTTTTACTGGAGTCAGCAATATGGTCACGTTTGCTACTAATGCATAAACCTTCCCAAACCCTCCAGATATGTCTAGTGTGATGCTCTTAAAGTATTTAAGAAAGAAACGTTTTCCTGGTGTCAGGAAGACATCCAGCTCCACTAATATGGAGATAAAACGATTGTATGTAGTGGTCATGTATAAAAAAGTAGCTCTTCCTGCCTTTATTAGAGCGTTCTTAACTAATCCTAGTGACAAAACCAATGTAACTACCATGTAGTAGGCTTTGACAAAACCACCAGAAATAGTCATAGTAACGCCCTTAATATACTTCAAAAATACGCTCATAGAGCTTCCTAGGGCTAAAGAAAGGCTGATAACTAGCTGGTATGCGTTGTTTATACTCCCCGATATAGACAAAATAACTCCCCTAAAGAATCTTACAAATATACTTTTTAGGGCACTAAGTCCAATATTAATCTCAACCAATACATCTATTATTCTACCAGGGGCTCCTGTTATAGAGATTATTACTCCACCAAAATACTTTATCAGTTTAGAAACTGACGCACTTAAGTCCACTATTGTATGGACTAAAACGCTAATTAGCTTGTTAGTATATCCTGATATACTAGTAGCCGCTCCTCTAAACATTTTAACAAGTAAAGAGAAAGATGGTGATAAAGTTAAAGCAACTTGAACCAATGTTTGATAAGCACTGTTGATCCCTCCACTAATCCCTATAATAATTGACTTGTAAAGTCTAATTAACACTGACTTAGATACAGAGAGAACCACTGTAACATTAGTTAATAACTCTATAACCCGTCTGTCTAGGCTGCTCAAAAATAGCTGAGCAGACCTAAACAGCTGTATAAAGGCGGAGAATGACGAAGTAAGTAGCACGGTTGTGGCCATTACGATCTGTAGAACTTTTGTCCCAAAAGCACTAAACACTATCGTCACTCCCCTAGAAAGAGAAATTAACCTTGTCAAAGTGGGGACTAAAGACAAAGTAAGGTTGATAACCCCTTCAATCGTTTTGTTAGCTAAACTCGAGATGGTGATTGTTATAGTTCTTGAGAGTCTTATAAATATCACCTTTAGAGCAGATAAGCTAATTGAAGAAGTTTTCAGTAAGCCAATACGCCTAGTAAGATCGGCAGATAAACTAAGAATACTGTTGAAAACTCCTTCAATTAACTTTCCACCAGTCCCAGATATGGTGAAAATAGCTCCTCGAATCATTTTAATAAATATAGAAAAACTAGCTGTTAGTGCTATAGAAACAGTTGCCATTATCTCAATTGCTCTCCCAAACCCACCAGATATACCGATAGTTACTGATTTAAAATACTTTAGCAAAAAAGCCTTACTTGGAGTAAGGTTGATAACTGTTTGTAGTATAAGTTCATATAAACTGGTCAAAGTTCCAGAGACTGCTAGAGTTGCTCCTTTAACGTATTTGATGAAGAATGCCCTGATTATTGATATAAACAAAGATACTTCTACCAGTATCTCTATGAACCTGTTTTTAGTTCCTGAGAGCGTCATGGTGACGCTGTTAATCATTCTGATGAATATGGTCTTTGTTGCTCCTAAGGTAAGGGAGACGTTAGCCAGTAGCTCTATAACACGGTTCTGGAATGAAGATATCGTTACTGTTACTGACTTGAAATATTTTAGAAAAAAGCTCTTAGCTCCAGCAAGGGATAGTCCTGCATAGAACAAGAATGAGAATAGTTTTTCGAAGGCTGCAGTCATTGCCATAGTCCCAGACCTAATCATTCTAAGGAAGAATGAGAACTTGGCTGATAATGACATTGAAGCACTCGCTACTAAGCTATAAACTCTGTTTAGTAGTGTTGATATATAAAGTGTTACTGATTTGAAATATCTAAGGAAAAAGATCTTGCTTACACTGAGAGCCAGGGATACTGCTACTAGTCCGTATATAGCTCTAGATATAGATTGCGTTATAAAGAATGCACCACCTTTTCTGATTGCTGCTAATATTGTTCTTATAGATGACAAAGATAAGGCAACAGCAATTGTCTTATATAGTCTCTGTGGAATGTTACCCTTCGGTCTCCCTCCGTATGAGTGAGCCCCGTAAGAAAAAGAACCATACATAGCATCTATTTTTTATCTATTGTTAATATTCCTGATAGCTTGGCATTAGCTGTCCTCATTGCGTTATCACTTCTGGTGCATTCATCTCCGCTTGGTATTCTTGTCACCCAACTCATTCCGACTACCGCCATTAAATTTCCAGTTTCTAAATCAGTTACTGGACAAACCTTCATTCTTTTTATTCCCATTGAAAGTAACTTGCTTCTGATAGGTTCGGTTGACATTTCATCAGGGTCACGAGAAACACACTTGCCATCAAGTAAGTCTTCTATCCACCAACTTGGTATCATAGTAGTCGGTATATCCTTGAACGATGCCATCACATTGTCTACGTTCTGAGAGGTCGTTTCGTTGGTGGTTGTCATATACATAAAATGAGTCCCGTTTATATCTACGCTTCCGTCATGAAACCTAATTAAATAAGCTCTCTCTCCTGCAACTGAAATTAAGTCCTTTTCTAAAACTCCATCTATCAAAACATTCTGTCTGTTTGTTGACGCAAGTAATTTCTGCATTTCCTGTGGACTTGGGTTAGCTGTATCAACTTTGTCCTCTACTCTGGCTGACGTGTCTATTGCTATCTGTGAGTTTGTTTCAATAGCATTTATCTTTTTGAAACCATAGAACAAGGACAGGGATAAAACTCCTATGAGTGCTATGAATATTATTGCTATAATATTTGCCCTCCAACTCTTTTTACTAAAAAGTGCAAAGTTCTCAAAGGTTTCTACAAGTATTGGTATTTTCTTATCTGGCATAATTTTTTGTTTTTTCTCTAAGTATAGCGTCTTCATTATTTTCGTCTGACTCAATCTCATTATTACAGTGATTGGGGGTCCAAAAGAAAAGCGTGTTAACTATTTTAGTAAGTAATGAATTAGGGTAATTTCTGCCCAGCCTTGAACTTATCGTTTCATCAGGTGATCCGCCAAAAATTACATTCACAAATTGGTCTATTGAAACCAAAATGTTCAAGGGGTATTTTAGTAATGGGTGTAGTTTTTTCTTTGTTTTGTCTTCCATTTAATTATTCAGCATCTCTAGCCGCAGCTAATTGCAAATATAAAGAATGCAAAATTACTTGTAAATCTTCGTATGTAGCTGTTCCTAGTGAAGCTCCTGTTTCTGGGTGAACCAAGTTGATAACTGTTGTCGGATCTGTGAACGCTTCATCAATAATAGTAATGTTTTCTGTTGGTAAATTTATAACAGCAGCATCTGGAAGGATACCCTTATACTCTTCGTGAAAGATTATGTGCGGAGTTTCATCATATGGATTATTGATAATAATTTGGTCAGCCCTCATCCACTTGGTCATTTCTCCATCAATAATCTCTTCTTTATAATTAGCCATATATTTATATTTATTATTAAGTTAGTCTGGTAGCAATTATGTATGCGTTCTTGATATAAGCAGTTGCTCCATCTACAGACCTATAATCCAAGTCTATGTTATGAGCAGCGGCTGTGAATGTGGCATAAAAGGCTCCCCCGTGACACTGATATTCTCCATCGTCTTCATCATCCTTCGGTTCATAATTAGCTGTAAAGAAAGTAGTTGTATCATTGTCCTGTATTCTAAATTCTAAATTTGACGAAGAAGATGAAAGAGCTGTCAGACACATAAATTCTATTTTCCATATACCAGCCGTTGTCGGTGTGAAAGTCGCTCTAACCTTCTGTTGAAATGTAGAACTGCTTGTTGAAGATATACCGGCAGAACTATTATACCCGACTGTGGGTAAACCAGCTGGAGGTGGAGCCCAAGTTGGAGCTCCAGCGGCGTTCCCTTGTAAGAAATTTCCTGCACTCCCTTGGTTATTAAAATCAGAAGAGGCTAAGCCGAGAGTAACATTGTTGGCGAGCGACTTCCCGTTTATTGTCCGAGAGGTAGGGACACCTCCTAAGTTGGTTAAAGTATAAATAGCATCAAAATATGTTTTTAGTGTAGCCTTGATATTCGCCCAAGATAATTTCTTCAAAACATTAGAGGCGGCACTATCAATTAACCCGACCATATCAGCGTCCACTGGAGTTGTTTTGGCTGTTGCTCCATTAATAATGGCCCCGAGTGTGACAGCTGTTTCATTCCCAGAGTTTGTGCCTGTAGTATTTTGGACAACTGTGTTTTTAGCAGAAGTTAAATGATAGTGTTCTCCGACTGCCCCTCCTTGTAAATTTAATAAAGTTTCGTGATCACCTGACGCTCCTGCAGGTCCTTCTGGTCCAGTGTCTCCTGTGTCTCCCTTTTCTGCCAGAACCTGCCAATAAGCTGTATCAGTTGGTAAATTGCCAGTAGTAGAAACAAGAGCTAAATAAGAGCCTCCATTATATTCTACAGAGTCGCCAATATTATAAGTGGTCGCACCACTATACGCCCCCATTGGGTGTATCATACTTTCAATATTTATAATTGTAGGGTCTTGTGGTATGTAACTCATATATTTTTTTTAAATTAAGAAGAAGTTGGCTCCGTCAGTAACTAATTTAACTGCTGTATATATCTTTTTTATTTCTATACTTGTTTCACCATCAATCGTTTCAGAACCATTTGGTATAATAGAAACCTCTTGGCTATTTGAACCAGCTATTTTTTTAATGGTGTATATTCGTCCTGCCAAGCCTGAGGGGTCAGGGAGGGTGATAGTGAGAGATCCGCTGCCGCAATCAGCCAAGATATTACCCCGACTGCTAGCAGTATAGTCACCAGTAATATTAACTGAAAGATACTGTATTGCAATTTCGTCATAAGTGCGTTTAGTAAACGGTAGAGCTATTTTATAAGTTTTACCTACAACGTTATGGTCATTATCGCTAGTGCCCTCCTGTGCCCTGACGATCGTGAAAGCGTCAGTGCTCCTAGCGGTGCATCTTATTATTTCCCTTAGTGGGTCATCTGCTGGGTCCCCGAAGTCTGAAGCGTTCCACCAGACAAGATTAAAAGACCCATCGGTAGATGGATCTGGGAACTCTGCACCCTCTCCTGCAGCCGTGACAATAGTAACAGTGCCTGATGCATAGCCTGATAAGAGGGTTGCTTTTGAAAAATTTAATACGGGATCTAACATTTATTTCTTTTTAACCTTCTTGCCTCTGTTATAAGGATGGTATATAGCCTTCCTTACTTGTTTAGAAACTTCTTTGTCTGTAACTTTTTTAGAAGCTCCTTTTAGATTTTTTGTTGTTTGCATAATTTTAGTTATAAATATGTTCTTCTATTATTGTGTGGCAGCTTCTACAAACCGTAATAGCTATATCAAGTTTCCAGAGATTTTCACAAGACACTGCTTCTTTGACAGAAGTTGTATTATTATCTACCAGCATCTCAAGAAATTTTTTCTTATGATGAACTTGCATTCTCTTTTTTCTTTTAGAACAAACTGCACAAGTATAATTATCTCTTTCCAGAATAGACTTCCTCCAATGCCTATATTTAGCAGTTGCTCTAATAAAGTCTGATAGTGGTCTGTCTTTCCAGTCCTTTTTTTCTCTTCTTGCCCTTGCTCTTTCTGTAGCTTCTAAAGGCTTAGCTCCTTTATTCGCTTTATTAGCTTGGCTAATTTTATTTCTGTGTTCAAGGCTGTGAGGTCCAAGTATTTTTCCAGTATGAGCTTTACTCATTTTTTCTCTGGCTTCTTCAGTTTGAGTCGCTCCTCTTCTAAAGGTGTTTCCGAAGGGAGAATGGAAGGCTTTGCCTTTTTGATAATCCCCCTTACATCTGTGAGAACAATATTTTCTTAGTTCCCAATTTTTCTTGGAACAGTTCTGGGGTTTAGTCATGTCACACTGACATTGAACGCATTGTTTTATCATACTATTTTATATTACTAATTAACAGTAATATTATATATGATATTATATCTTTTGTAAAGTGCCTATCTTTACCCCCATTTTACTAGGGATAAAGTAGATACTATACTAAGTAACAGTAATATTCTACGATACTGTCACTTTATAAGTTATCTGGATTGAGTCCTCCGCATCGACGTTAATTGCGTTAAAGTCAGAATGAGCTAGCAATACACCAGCAACAGCGTCGTTTAGAACACCACATTCTCTCAATTCTTTAGTTGCAGTTGCAGTCCAAGTGTTTACAAGTTGCAAAACATTTGCAGTATCAGTTGTAACTACGGCAGCAGCTCTAGCTAGTCCAGAGTCAGTTGCCTCGCTTGTTAGAGCAGTGTCGCCTACAACAGCAGTTGCTCCATCGTATCCGATAGCTAGGTAAGTAAAGTCAGTAACGCTTCCAAGACCACCGATCTTTTCTGCTACAGCATCCTTACCAGCAGTTGTTATTACATCAGCCATTTGGGTTGTTATATTCGATAAATTCGTATATTTGATGAAAAGTGAACTTTCTCATAAAATACCAACTTATTGATTATGTGCTTAGTTTATAAAGCCACAATTTCCGTTTATTCATTTCCCGTATTATGAACGATAATATGTCATACCCTATCAAAAGGCTTGGGAGCATAATCTCCTAGCAAGGGCTTAACCAAATATACTTTTCTTTTTCATTTTAATGCGTTTTTTCACTTTGCCTTCTTTGTCTCTGATTACAGCAGTTCCTTCAATGAACATACCCATCTTAGGGTTCATTCCTTTATTCCCGTTAACTAAAACCTTTTTTAATATCTCAGACACTTTCATAATTTTTTTTGCTTATTAATCATTAAATTTTGAACTCCAACTAAGTCGAGGGTTTTGTAATGGCTACATGTATGTCCCCAGTGGACCCATATTGTGTAGCCTGCCTTCCAGACTTTGTCTGAGAATAGCATATCCTCACCTAGTATCCTTATACCGTCACTGTTCTTCTTATCTAAGAAAGGAGCCTTAATATTCTCAAGGACTCTTCGCTTGATAACAATACATCCAGTTCCTACTCGGTCAGCTTTTACTAATTTACTCCCTGCATTGTCTACAATAGTCTCCCATGAGTTCTTCGATTTCTTTTTAAAAACGTTATAAGGAATCTTGTCCCCTTTATACATAGGGGTGGGCAGACTAACAACATCTTTGTTGAGGTCTACCACTCTGAATGGGTTAGTTATCGGAGGGTTGTCTTCATCCATCATGATAAGGAACTTGCAGTTTGTAGTAAGAAAGTGTTTCGCAATAATATTTCTATTATTATCTACACCAGTCTGCTTTGAGAAAATGACAGTCATCTCATACTTCTTAGCTGTGAGAGAATCTCCTAACATTTCCATTAATCGTGTAGTTACTTCGTTGACAGTTGTCCCTTGTGATAATATTGCTATCATCACTGGGATTGGTTTACGCTTCTTCGTTGGCATAGTTTTGTATTAATCTACTTTTTTAATTTCATCTTCTGTCTCCTCTACAGGAGCTGCTTCTGGAACTGTTCCTCCAGATGCCATCACTTCTTCATTGTTCTTTTTGATGTTCAATGAAGGTCCTGCGTTTTTTTCTCTGATTGTTATTTTCATTGTTTTTATTTAGTGAATTAAAATTCTTTGCCCTTTGGTATTTCGTTGAATGTCTTAGTATCCACGAAGGTCCCAATGCCATTATTAGCTAGAGCATATAAACAAGACGCTGTTGCCCTGTTGTTTGTAGGATCGAAGATCTCTCTCATTTCTCCATTAATCATTATTCCTTTTCTTCCAGGGCCTTCTGCCTCCATTATTATTTTCTTGTCATTATCTGCCATAATTTTTAGTGTTACCGATGATACGCTAGACGGATTTGGTTTATCAGTCAGAGTCCAAGGGTTAAACATATATTTTGAATCAAAGTAGTCTTCTCTCAATTTCTGCCATCCATCTGGATGTAGTTTATCTGTCCCTCTGTTGCCCCATGAGTTGGGAGTAGCAATGAACTTCCCTAAACTGTCTATCCCATATTTACCAAGAAAGATACTGTGTCCCCACTCTACAATTGTAGGCGGCTTAGGTTCAAACCCCCCCCATGTTCCATTGTTCTGACCGTTAACTCCTCCAACACATCCATAGTTATCACGGATAGCCATCGCAATGATTTCCATAGTCTTACCTGCTGTTCTGTATTCCTTAGACTGCAACCTCTTTGCGATAGCCTCAAGGTTATCGGTCATCCAGTCCTTCCTTCTGATGAAAGCTTCTGTAGGTGGTTTGCCATTGTCATATGAACTTACAAGCAATTCCTGTAGTGCTCCATAATTAACGGCTAGCTTAGCTCCGTCTCTAATATATGCTCCACCATTTGGAAGATATATCTGACTATAAAACGCTTTAGCAGAAACATCATCATAGATTCCGTGTTCTACTGCCTCTATAACAGCTAAATAATAAGCCCAGGCTTGACCTACGCAAGAGCTGGACCCGTTCTGGTTCTTAATACCTATTTTTATATCTAATTCATCTTCTATGTCATAACCAGAGTCCCAGTTGACTGGAGCAGCCCCGAGTGCTACCTCCTCATACTTAAAATCTCTATCATCCCTGGGGTCAGGTGTCGCACCAGTCCCCATCGTATTGTCCAGGAATATAAATTTTTTGCCGACGATTGCTTCACTCATATCATTATATTGTTACTCGTAAAAGTAGCGGCAACAGAAATTGTTACCGCTTTGTAGTTAAACTACAGTGGGTTCAAATCCCCTAAGCCACATTGCGTGGAGTTTTGTATACTCTATTTTCTCCATTGGTTTCTTACCAACAAGGAGCTCTTCAATGTCTAGATGGCAGGCTTCGCAAATATATAACCTGCTATCATTTTTTTTGCCGTTCCCAAAGAAACGAACTGGGTGGACGTGATGGCCAAATAAGAAGCCTTGCTTCATACACTTAGGACAGAATCCTTTAGCTTGTCTTCTTGGATTTCTTGGCATTGTCTCTCCTTTGTTGACGTTTAAGATCTAATTCTTTCATAGCTATACGGAAATGCTTAAGGCAGAATCCATGTGAAGCATCGTCTGGGTAAACGAGTCTAATACTACAAGACTCCGTTTCTTCGCACTTATCACACGTCTTCCTTTCGCCTTCCCTATGACAGCCCATTATTGAAAGATGCCTCTTTCCAGTCGGTAATTCTCTTACACATTCGCAACAAGATAAAACAATCACAGTCCCTCCTTTTTTTATTTTCTTAATGCTCCCATAACTGGAATAGTTTTGATGCCTGTGAACCAGCCAACAATTCCTCCCATAAGAGTTTGTAAGAATTTGATATTTTCTGACGCTCCCTCTGGTGTCCAGAAGAAACTTACTAAACCAGCTATTACGATTAACACGAGAACTATATCTCTTGTGATTTCTTTAGCCATATATATATTTGTTTAGTTTATAAATGTATCGCCTCCAGAATTAAATATATCAGCTACATTATCGGAAATTCGTTCATCTTTTCTTTTAGTCTTGATTCTACGGTTATTATCCATAGTATCTTGAATAATAGATTTTCGTTGCGTGTCCATCTTAATGAGCGTGTCCCTTATGTGTCTCCCACTTCCGAGATACATATTATCAAACCTCTTGATATCAAACTCCCGTTCGGAGTTGAAGGGACTGCTTCTATATATAGTTTTAGAGCCGTCTAGGCTTATCTTGAAAGATAAACGCTTGTCATATTGTAACGCCTTTTCTGGTGTCATATTTATTTCTTACCTTTTCCTTTTACCTGTGCTTCTTCTTTTCCTCCTACTTTCTCTCCTACTAATGGTTCTTCAGTCACTTCTTCTTTAGGTTCTTCAACTACTGGTTCTATTGCTGGCTTGATCTCCTCTTGAGCTGCTGAAGAAACTACAACAACATTATAGTCGACCCATCCTGGTTTATTAACTACGGCAATAATATGTGCCCCTAGAGCTCTCGAAACATCAAACTTCCCTGCTGGGATAGTAAAAGGTTTGTTGTCAAATTTCAATTTAAATTCATCTCCCTTATTTTCTAAAATCATACTTTTTATAGTTAAGTTTTATAATTTAACCGCCACTAGCGGTGTTCAAGACTCCGCTAGGGACAACAAACTATATAGTTTGAATGACAAATGTATTGTTAGCAGTAGCTGCAGCTGCAAGAGTAACTGTTAAAGTTGTTCCTGAAATTGCAATGCTTTCAATTATTTGGTCTTGAGCAGTTGGAATAAATCCAACAAGAGTAGAACCAGTTACGACTGTGGCTGTTCCCACAGTTTCACCTGCGTCTACTGTCACGTTATTAGCTACAGTAGACCCCTCGATAACACCAGCAGCCATTTTGTCTGCAGTGATTGTTCCGTTCTCTATATTTCTTCCTCTAATCATTTGTTTGATAGTTAACCCCACCTTAGTTGGTGGATACTGGGTGATAGTCGGGGAAGAAGACTTAGCTTCCTCCCCTCGTATCTATCTATTTTTGTTTCACTAGCTATTTCTATTGAATGTCTCTCAAAGCTGAACTTTTGTTCGGAGCTTTGATAGCCAAGTTAGCATAATATCTTAGAGTAGCGTTCCAAGCAGGAGTTGTTGAACTTCTGTCTAGGATAGCTCCATCCTCGTTTAGGAAAGACATAGGTGCTAGATCTTCGCAAGACATAGTTGAGTTGTCTATGAAATACCACTCATCTACTGGACAATCGTAATCTGCGATTACTGGCATGCTGTTAAATGCTACACCAGTAAATCCACCCTTAAGTTTCATTGTATCTGTGTAACGACGATCTGGAGTAAGAAGTTGACCGTAAGTGCTATAAACATCGAAAGATGTTAGAGCGTATTTAGGATCACCTTTTTTCTTAGCTTCCAAGAAAGTTGTGTGAAGAAGTGCATCTGTTACAGCACGGACAGTTCCAGCTGAGTTAACATATGATTTCCACCAGATGTTATCAGTTCGGTTAATAGTCTCAAGAACGTTAACATTTGTTCCATCATCGATAAGACCTTTTAGTCCCATCATTTCAGCGTCAATGTTAGATTCTGTTGCAGAACGTGCGATGTATACAGCGTCACCTGCTGTTCCAACACCTGCTACTAATTCGAATGTTGTTCCATCTGTGATAGAAGCAACAACTCCAATATCTGCTGCTGTTGCACCAAATCTTAGAGTGTTACCAACTTCGATATAGTCAGTAGGGTTTGCTCCAACCATAGGTTGTTCTAGAACAACAGTTGTTCCTGTAACAGAAGTTACAATTGCGATAGCACCAGTTCCGATACCGTATCCTTGGCGACTAAGTTGTCGTTGCATATCTTCTTTTGCTCCTGAATATTCTGATTCTAATACGTTTACCAAAAATTCTTTTGATTTTTTTGACGCTTGTAGAGAAACATCTGTCAATGAAATAGTATGGAAGTTGTATTTCATTGGAATACTGGCCTGCATGTATTTTTGGCTTCCTGCAGTTGGAAGAGTCAAGGTTTCTGACCCAGCCGCTGAACCAACATTTCTACCGTAGTGAACAGAGAAATATTTAGTTGTGCTTCCGTTTGATTGTGCTACGTTACTAAGAATATTTTGAAACAATACATTCTTTGTAAACACTTGCTCGTGAACGACTTTGTCGTAAACTCGCATAGCTGCACCCGCTAGAGTTGCTACTGATTGCATTTGATTTGAGCTTTAGTTTTTAAAAGCTACATCTTAGATTTCTGCATCCGCATTATTCATTGCTTCCACGACAGCTGCCCTAGTTTCAGCCTCCGTTTTCGGAGTAACTTCTGCTGGGTCATGCTCTCCTGGAGCGGTTGACGGTGCTTCCACATCTTGAGTTGGTTTTGTGCCAGCCAACCTCTGTTTAACTTCATAGTCCAATAGCTCTGAATTTTTCATTACGCTGAAGGCTTCTAATGGTGATAGATATAATCTATCATTATCTTTCTGCCACTGGAGGACTTCTGGGTCATTATACTTTGGTTTCCCATTAGAACCATCCCATTTAGCCTCTAAAGTTTTCACTTCATCGGTCATCATTTGATGGCGTTTTTCCTGCTCAGCCCTCTCTAGACGTTCGGCCTCCTTTTTCTCCCAATGTGCGTCAACTTGTTCAGGAGTCATAAACTGCTGATCAGGTTCGGCCTCAGGAGTAGGCTCAGGCTCTGGAGCAAAGGCTCCTTTTAAACGGTCTAGCATTGATGAAGATTCTTCTAGCTGCGTTCTTAACGCAGCAGTTTCCTCTTTTCCAGCCTCTCTTTCTTTCTTCAGTGCAATGTTGAGATTATCAACTTGACTTTGAAGTTTGCTTACATCTACAGGCTCAGCCACAGGCTCTGGTTCTGCTACAGGTTCAGCTACTGGAGCTGGTTCTGGAGCGTCAACAGGTTCTGCTACTGGTTCCTCCACTTTTACTTCTGGCGAAGATACATCTTCAGGCTCTTTTTCGGTGGAAGGTTCCGAATCGTTACCCAATACGAGGTTCTCTACTTCCTTTTGTGTTTTGTCTTTCTCAAACATACATTTTGTAAAGTTTAAAATCCTACTGCTATTTTTTACGTGCTAACAGGACACGAGGATTCCTTACTTTAATTATATCATAAATTAACTAATTACTTAAGCGTTCGACATTGGAGTGCTTGTATCTACTGCCTCTCCTAGCCCTGGCATAGCTTCTTGAACTGGCTCTGGGGCCTGTTCTGTGGGCAATCCTTGCATTTCTCCACCTGGAATAGTAGGTCCTCCGCCTTGCATATACCCTTCTTCATTCTGAATATGTTCATCAAAGAGCCGTTTATTGTTCTGATAAGCATTATTATCCTCTTGGATAAATGCCATATGCAGTTCTGTATGCTCTTCCGACCATAATGATTTAGGGGTTAATGGGACTTGTTGCCCAGCTGCCATTGACATATTCTCCTGGTCTGCCATATCTGCGGTATCTTCTGGACCATTTCCACCAGTATCGTGAGAAGCTTTCTGTTTAACCATTTCTTCCTTCATCTTCTCAGCTTTCATCTTCTCTACCCTAGCTAGAATGTCACTAATATTAGATACTGATAGCTTTTCTAGTAAAGTTTGAGGATCAATAACTCCAGTTTGAGCAAGCATAAATAGTCTTTCTATTTTAGTTTCCTCGCTGTAAGCCACTTCAGGCACAATGGCCACTCTGACCTTAGAAGACTTAATAACTGTTGTTCCATTTGGGGCTGGGCTGTCTTCTGTAACTGCTCCACCACCAATATATTTAATCTCTTCACCCTCTTCAACTATTTTATCGCTAACAACTTGATGGTCCTCAATAGCTTCTAAACAGAACTCTGCCATTTCTCCAAGCATTTTCTCTAAGTTCTCAATAGGTTCTGATACTGTAGCTGCGTCTGCAGACTGCAGTGCTTCAATACCTTTACCAGATTGAACGCTTCCTGGGGCTCTTCCCATAGAAGCTGCTCCAATACCACCGAGTTCTTCAATCCATCTTTCGAGGTTAGCTAGATGGTTAAAAGGTGCGGCAGGTAATGGTTGTAGGTTTTGTTGGACAGGTGGGACAGAACCTTTATAGTAAATCTTCTCAGCCCCTTTGTCTGTAATTGTAGAAACTTCTACTCCTTGCTTGATAAGATATTTACCAGCAAGCATCCTCTGAATGTATCCTTCGATCTGACTTGTAGACTTATCGAGAGATTTGTTCAGAGAGATAAGGTCTTTCACCCACGCATTTGAATAGATAGAGTTGGGATCTTTTTCTGGGTTGTATACAAACAATGGGTATCTTCTGTAGTTAGGGTCGTATACTCTAACAAATTCATTCCCGATAATAGTAAGTATCCTCACCTTAGTCCTACCCCCCTCTTCCCACTTCATAGTCAACTCCTTAACGATAACGCTCTCCAAGTCCTTACTACCTTTAGTAATTCCATCTTCGAACTTCTCTTGTTCTAGAAGTTGTTTATATTCAGAAGAACCGTCTTTGTTATCTGGAGTGATAACTGACTTGTCCTTAATAGTGTAACTCTTGTTGTTTAATACTGAAGTCAAAGGCTTCTTGATAGCTTTGAAATAATATCTAGCACCCTTCAGGTTTGGTGCGAATGGGTCAATGTAAATATCAAAAGAATCATCACACCAGAAATCTGTCTCTGTCTTACCATCACCTTTAACAGTAACTGATCCTTCTAAAAAACCAGCAGAATACTTCAGTCCGTTAATAACAACGTCTGTGAGAGAGCTTTTGATCTGTTTCTTTTCATAAATGTTCTGTAAGATTTTGTTCTTTTGTTTTGCAGCACTAAGGTCATCATCCTCAACTCCGTCTGGATGGACTTCCCATCTAGGCTGGTTTCGTTTGATGAAGTTTTTAATACCACGAACTTGGGACTTAATCTTGTTGACCGTCCTTCTAATTTCACCTTTAGAAATAGGAATAACCTGTATCTTGTTTGTAGTTTTGTTGTAGACGACCCAATGGTCTCCACGATAAAAACGCTCATTCGTATACCAATCTCTATGCAATTTAAGGTAGTGAGTCCTTGTATCGTCAAACAGTTTGTTTGCAAATATGGCGACGTTACTATCCCCAGGTTTTAAGCCTTCACCTCGAAGGTCTTTTAATTCATACTTCATATTTTGTAAAAATTATTCTTAACTAGTTGTTCAAGTTCGAAGTATCGTTCGGCACTTAAAGGGTGACATATCTTAAAAACTTTTTCGTTTGGAGTCCCCTCATTTACTTTCTTCTCTGGGAAGACAAGCCGCACTTCGCCAGCCTGATCTCTTCTAGAGAAGATAGCTATGTTACCGATATAGAGCCAACCATCAACTACAAATGAACAAAAACCTATAAGACCATTTTCTGCGTTAATTCGTTTTATTTTGATTTTACTTATTTTCATCTGTTTTTAGGGCCCTTAGTAATTGTTCTGGTTCAACTTGGTCTAAATCTACTAGCTCGTCTACCTCCTCAGTTGGGAGTTCTCCTTCGTCTACAACCACTTGGCTGTATTCGTGAACATCTTCGGACTTTGTTGCTAATACAAATTCTCTAAATCGATCCTTTTCGACCTTATCTCTTCTGGTTTGTTCTTTGCCCATATAGGCTAGGATACCTAGAAAAAAGATCACAAGTATTGCTAGGGTTAATAAATTATACATCTTTTTTAAAATACTTTATCCATCTCTGTCTATTATGGTTTGTTTTCATATGACAGCTTTTACATAAAGTTATTAAATTATTAGGGTCACAGTTCTTTTTATCATAATCTATATGATGAATGTGAAACGTCTCATCTCCTTGCTTGCTATTACAAACCTGGCAAACATATTTATCTCTCTCTAATAGCTGTTCTTAAGCTTTCAGTCCAATCAACAGTGTATGGTTCAAAAGAAGTTCCGCCTCTCCAAGACTTACTATTTTCCTGGACATATTTTCCAGTAAGAGATTCACTTATGTTTCTCTTATGCTCTTCTGAAAATTTTTTCCCAGACCAGAATTTTACTGCCTTTCCTTTTCTTGATTTGCTCATCTTTTCTTTCGTCTTTTCAGAATGCTTAAAGCCCTTTTTTCCCTTATTCCAAGGAATATATCCTTTAAGAAACGCCATTTTTTTCAGGCTCGTTAGCAATAGCAACATTGCTCGTGAGGAGAATCCCTGCAGTAGCAACAGCATTCTGAATTTCATTTCTCACCACTTTTTTGGGGTCAATGATTCCATTCTTAATTAGATTCTCGTAGTCGCCTGTTAAAGCATTGAACCCAAGCCCCTTATCAATGACTCGGCCTACAACTGCTTCACCAGACCAACCACCGTTGTCTGCAATTTGTCTTAATGGAGCTGAGAGGGCTTTTCTTACGATGTCTACTCCTGTGTTAAATTCCTTTTCTCCAGTTTCAAATATGAAGTCAGAACATTTAAGAAGTGCAACTCCTCCACCTTCTACTACACCTTCCTCTATGGCAGATTTAGTAGCATTTAAGGCATCTTCAATTCTGTAACGTCTTTCCATTTGCTCAGCATCACTTGCTCCACCAACATTTATTCTGGCGATAGAGCCATTAATGATACCGAGTCTCTCTTTAAGTTTTTCTTTTCTAAAGATATCCTTTTCGTCTTTAAGAAGAGCCTTTATCTCCTTTAGTCTTCCTTTGATATTTCCTTTAGCACCAGAGATGATTGTTGCATCTCTAGACACTAGAATCTCTTCACAAGTTCCACAGTCTTCTGCAGTCCCGTCTTCAATTCTTTTACTAGCGTCTTCTCCTAGAACTTCTGCTCCAGTTAAGGCTGCTAAATCGAAAATGATATCTCTATTGTAGTCTCCGAAACTTGGGAGGGAAACAGGGATGCAATAGAACTTTCCCTGAAGATAATTTTGAACTAGAAACGCTAGAGCTGAACCCTCAACCTTATCAGCTAGCAATACAATATTCTTCTTACCAGCTTCTAAAAGAGACTGGATAACAGGAATAATTTGAGAGGCCATGCTTACCGTGTCTAGGCACATAATGATACTTGGTTTCTCTTGACCTGCTGATAAACGTTCTGGTCTGTTTACGAATACATGAGATGCATACCCAGATTTGATCTGAGTCCCACTAACGTATTCTACTCCAGTTTCTAGAGAACTAGAGCTTGCAACAGTAACCACTCCGTCTATACCTACCATATCAATTACACCTGAAATCATTTTACCAGTAGCTTCATCGTTATTGGCACTTATTGTAGCAACTTGATTCTTTTCATCTAGGGTCTTGATCTTCTTGGCTTGTTTGTCTAGCTTAGCAAGAACATGCTCTAGGGCTTCATCCATTCCTCTTTTAATAAGGATAGGATTCATACCAGAGGCGACTGCTTTATGACCTTCGTTAAACATTTCTCTAAGAAGGACTAGGGTGGAAGTAGTGCCATCTCCTGCAGCTCTGTTAGTATTCTCAGCTGCCTCTCTTGATATCATAGCCCCCATTCGTTCAAAGCTATCTTTAGGGTATACCTGAGCAGCTGCCGTAACTCCGTCCTTTGTGATAGTCGGATACATACCTTCTTCGAAGATAACGTGTTGACCTCGTGGACCGAGTGTAGACGATACTACATCAGCTAAAATATTAACGCCTTTTTTTATTCTGTCCCGTGCGTCAGGACCAAACTTAATTTCTTTGTTCATATTTATTATTTTTCTTTATAATCACATTCCCCGATAACATCTTGCTCATCTAAGAGAAAGAAGTCCTCGCCTTGCACAGTCAGCTTGTAAACAGCATACTTGCCGAAGATAACCGTTTTCTTAAATCTATCACCCTTAGACAGAACCTCGCCTGTAATAAGAGTTTTGTCCTCATCCATCTCATCGATGGCCATATCGTGCTTAAAAGCAGTTCGTTTATGCTTTCTTATTACCAGCACTCCTTCTTTTGGGCTTATCTTCATTTTTTTCTTCATTATTAATAATCATATCATTACCTTGCTCTGCTAACATATCAGACACTCTGATAACAGGAATAACTTCCTGGTTAGGCATAACAACGTTAGCTGCATAAATATTGATCTTATGCTTTTCCTGTAAGAGTTGGATGTCTTTATTCATCGCCTCGTTACGTTCTGCAAATGTTTTCATACGCTTTTTCTATTTAATTATTTATATCTTTTAAGTAACCTAAGAACGTCAATCACGTCCTCCTGTGCTAATTCTTCTAGCATTATTTTCATAACCTCTTTAATCTGTGCAATTGAAAGGCTTTTTACTTTACCTTCTTTGGCTGTGATCTCTTTTGCTAGTGTGTTTAAGTTTATCATAGGAATTTTACTTTACGCTTTTTACACTTAGAACAAGCAGAGACCTCATATCCCCATGAGGCACAAAGGTCAACCTTTTCAGGTTCTCCCCATTCGTGCTTACACCTAAGCGTAGGTTTTTTAACTTTTCTTTTTCTCTGGTGCATAGTGGGCTCATCTAAGTAACCAGTTGTTTTTTTGAGCTTCTTATGTTGTTTATAGTCGGCAGATAGTTTTCCCAACTGCCACCTACGGCCCAGCTCAAAGTTTCTTTTTTTAGACATTACGCCAATTTGTTGATTAAGAATTAGTCCTCCCTCTTCTTGCCCAAGAGGTGGCGAGCCTAGTCGGGGCTTCTAAAATATGATGTGCACTTATCTATATTTCATTGCACAGGGGGCACGACTCGAACGTGCAATCGACGGGTTTGGAATCCGTTGCCTTAAACCATTAGGCCACCCCTGCAACTAATCTTGATCCCAATCACTTGCTTGTATCTTGGGTCTTAATAAGTTTTGTATATCTTTTTGTATTCTTGTTTGTTCTGGCTTCACCATCTCTGGGCTTATAGGTCTAGTCATCACCATGTATCTAAGAGAGTCTGGTCCATGGTCATTCTTCTTAACAGGTTCCTCTGGATCGTTGTAATTTCTTACATTTGCCTCTGTAAGTTCCTTATAGCGGTAATTAGTGAGCTCAGAGACTAAATTAGGGCACTTATCTTTGAATATATATAGGCTAGGGGTGCCATCCACACCCAGCTTCATATACTCTCTAATACGAGTAATGCCTGCATCTATGTCATTTTGAGCCAGTTCGAAGTCCCATCCATGGTCATAAAACTCCTCTTTAATAGAATATGGGATCTCTTCACCTCCAGTAACCTTACTCCTGTTCTTACTCTTAGTAGAAGGGTCAATTACCATCGGACTAAAGGTGTTTGTAGCGATTAATCTACGTTGAGTAACAGATTTCCACTCCAAAGGGGGCATAAGATAGGCAAATTCTTCGAACATGTCCTTGCTGGCTCTTGATGGCAGGGCTGGTTTGTAGTATTCATCTATAATATATAGCTTCTGGTCCATGGTCCAAGCACCAACTAGTGCACAATTGGGGTTTCTCTGTCCAAAGTCTAGACTCAGTAGCAACTCATAAGGTTCTGGGAGTTCATAAGAGTTGATTAGGTGAATATTCTTATCAAAGTCACAGTATTCAGGACCATAAATGAGTTTACCACTCTTAGTAGAGAAATCTATCTCATATTCCTTATCCCAGGTAGCTTTTGGAGTCCCTCTTCTCTCATTATCATACCACTCTGCACCATCTCTCTCTGGATCCTTGTTCGGATCGGCTGTATAATGAAGCATTGCGACAGCAAATCTGTTCTTGGGATTTTTCCACACTTTCATTCCCTTTATTTTTTCTGGTTGGTTTACTTCTTCGTATTTCATATATTTCTAAATTTCGATGTTGTCGAATACTAAATCATGGAAGAAGGTGTTATCTTCTGCCGTGCTCACACCTGTAAACTTTCCCTTAGATGAAATGGTCGGTTTAGCTGCAGTATAGGCACTCATGGCTGCTGGTTGAAATGCCATCTCATCTGCCAGTATTCCAGAAGCGGTATGCATACGGATAATATCACCTCCCTCTGGGATTCCCCGTATCTCAGAGTTTATGCCTGGGAAAGCCAGTCTACAGTGGGTATGGGTGCCACTAGCCTGTGGGTTGGCAAGTAATGGGTGAAACTCTCTATCTAAATGATATCTCTTAAGGAATTTAGGCTCATTATCATATACGAACTTAGCCCTCTTAACGAGATCGTTTGCGTCGTCTTCTTTTTTACTCTGAAAGAACGTCAGTCTACCGTGGTGGAACTGTGTGTCCCACAGATATAGGCTGGTAAATAGCCATGACATCATTAATTGTCGGCTTTTAGGGATTAATAGCAGGTTCTCTTTCTGCCATAACTCAACTATTTCCTTGATATAGAGCTTTTTAGGAAATGCTTTGATAGTATTCTCACGATCATGGACATCTAAAGTGAAAGCCCAGTTAGTAAGAAAGTAATAAGGGTCATCATGACATGCCCACCACTCTAAATCTTGTAATTTTTTACTCTTATGTATCTTTTGTAGGTCTTCAACATTCATACATCTTGTTGGATAAAAAAGAGACTACAAATCTCTAAGGATCGCAGCCTTCAATTCTTCTCTCTTTTCTGGAGTAAGCTTGGAGACATCTACATCATCTATATTGTGGGTCTCAGTCAACTTAATCTCCTTTTGTTCTTTAAACGCTCCAGTAAGCTTACCAAACAGAGCAATCCCATTGTTCATAGCTGTGTAGTCAGGGACAGTATCTATCTTTACTCCCTTGTCATATACAGCCTTAGTAGCAGTCATCATTTTACTGATAACTTTAATAACGGCCTTCTTATCTAGTCCTTCTTGCATACCAATAGTTGCATAGTTAAACTCGATCTGTTCAATCTTCTCACGGATCTTCTTCATTTCTAACAGTCTATTGCTATTAACATTAGCTGTGTTTTTTTTGTCTGTTTTAAAAGCTGACCTGTATGCCTTTGAGGCATTATAGCCATTCTTGATGTATTCTTCACAGAAAGCTGTTTGGCTCTCAGTTAGTTTATTTTGCATATATTTATATATTCACAGTCTTATACCATTATTATAGCATATAGCTGTATATGGGTCGATATGGGGCTTCTCTTGGCTTAAGTTTCTCTACTATGTAGAAAACTCTTTTAGGCTGATTCTTGGCTAACATTGGTATAGGCAAAATCAAGTTTATTGAAAATATGTGTTTTTTTATGTTTTTTTGGTGTTTTTTTGGTGTTTTTTTAGAAAAGTATTTATATTTTTAGGATAGGGGGGTGTTTATATTTTTAGAAAAAGTGTTTATATTTTTAGAAAAAGTGTTTATATTTTTAGAAAAAGTGTTTATATTTTTAGAAAAAGTGTTTATATTTTTAGAAAAAGT